CTACGATACGTGCTGTCTCGCGAGGGCTTGCACCACGCTACTCCCGAGGACGCATACAAGGCTTCGGGTTTTACCAACCTGTCATGGCAGGCACGTACCTGGGTTCTCAAGAACCTGGGCGACATCATGGTTAGAATGTGGCATCAAGCCGCCATTGCCCGTGTCAGCGACTTCAAGCAGTACATGGACTCGCCGGTTAACAATGCTGCCGAAAACGTACTCAAGTCTTTCAACAGAGGATTGGAATGACCGCAGAAACCCACGTAGGAAAGTTTGCTGTAAATGAAAATGGCCAGCTAGGCTACATCGTAGAGCAGCATACCCTGGGATCTCAGATCGCCTATACAGGCATTCCCATAAGCGATGCACCCATTTGGATTTCTCTCAATCCGCAGATCATTGCAGAGAAACCATGCCCCAGTGCCCTGATGGACATCGTCATGGAGATTGCTCCGCCAAACAAGGTGTTTGGAAAGATGACCGAGAACAAGGATTTAAACATTCCCTCCGGCCACATCAATATCCAAGGCGCCAACTTTGGAGGACCTCCGGACTGGGTAAGCTTTAGCTTCAATCCAGAGAAGGATTTAAAGGACTTCTTCAACTACTTGAAGCCAAACAATCCGATGAAACCACCGGAATCTGACGACTTCAAAATTGACACGAACGAAGCAGACGACGAAGATGTCGACTGATGACTGACAAAACCCTTCCCCATATCGTTTGCCTCGACCTGGCTCTGGCTAATACCGGAGTCGCTGTTCTTGCGCTTAGTCCGGACAAAGACGACCTCCTCTGGGTGGATACGATCCACACAGAGAAGTCGGACAAAGCCACTATGCGGAAAGGCAAGATGAAGGTCTCGGACGACGAATGGAGAAGAGTTACCGAACTCGTCAGATCGCTGGAGCAGGCACTCATGAGATGGTCTCCATGCCATATATTCATAGAGTGTCCAACCGGAGGATCCAAGAGCGCACAGGCAGCCAAAAGCATGGCCTTAGCCAGGGGTGCCGCTTGCGCTGTAATAGACGGGTTTAGGACTCCAGTCACGCTAGTTACTCCCTTTGAAGCCAAGAAGGCAGCTACAGGAGTTAGCGCCGCTAGTAAACAGGATGTAAAGAAAGCCATGCGTGCCAAGTTTCCAACCTTTGACGGTTGGATAGTAGGCAAGAGAGGTCAAGTCCTGGAAGGGCGCAACGAACACGTATATGACGCGCTGTCCGTCTACATGGCAGCAACCACCACCAAATCCTACAAGGAACTTAAAAATGGCAGAGACTGTTTCTAAGCAAGTATCGTTGCTCAACGAAAGCACCACGTTTACGCGCATTCCCAATCCAGAGGGAGAAGGTGAACTGCTGGAGGTCAAGGTGACCACCAAGGTCCGTACCCAACTGGGGATCATGCATGACACCACGCAGAGCTTTGTGCTCAGTGGCCAGGACGCATCTGATACCTTGGCTTCCCTCCGAGTCATTCACAACAACCTTCAGCTGCTGCTAATGAAGGCTCAGCAGGAGGCAGATCAGGCACCTCAGGCCTCTACTCAGGAGAAGAGCGCAGCTAGCCCTTCGCTTGAAGTAGTCGGCGCAGGCGAATAAAAGCATGTCCGACTCCTCCACCAATAGAGTGTTCACGCCGGCTGCTGCCGCATTGGCTCCAATGAGTACGGAGCTGGTGCTGGAGGATGCCGTCGCTCCAAAGGACGAGCTGCAAAGTTGGACCAAAGATTACGATCTTTTCTTTGTAAACACTTTGCACATGTACCTGCGTATTCCAGTTAGTCTTTTTGAGCTCTATGCAAAGGAGTTCAACAAGCAGCTTCGAATAATGCATTTTGTACTGCCTGAACCTCTATTGGTGGAGGACGTCATGCCGCCGGTGGGATTTGCAACCCCTGAGCCAGGTTGGAGCCGGTTTCTGCACGGCATGCCGAAGGAAGATTGGCCTCACTTCAAGCACTGGCTGACCAATTCAAAATGGTTGGCGCAGAATGCAGAAGGAGAAAAGATTCTATACGGCTGTGAACCGGAAGACATCGAGGTACGAGATCCCGTAAAACTGCAGACCATGCAGGTGGTCGGTATAAAGGAATTTGTACCCATCACATTCTTCATGCCGTCTAACCTTTCTGGCAGGCTATACCTTAACCAGAAGAACGGACCTCCGTTTAGCTGTGTCTACGTAGCTAGAAATGGCCCCGGCGCAGGAGAAGCTGCAGCCCTGTTCAAGAAGCTGAGAGAAGTAATATGAGAATCAACTTTCACGAAACAGATCCGATGGAAGCAGAGTCCTCGTTTCCCAAGGATAGCAAGGGCATAGCGATGATCGTAGAGCCGGCGTTCTACGGCAAGTCAAAGAGTGCCATGGTATGCGTAGTCACCAGTACCAGTAATAACGGAAAGTGGCTGCATAGGTATAGGCTCAAGGCAACCGATACCGGCAAGCTGGTACTGGAAGATCTAGGCGAACCGCGCAAGCTAGACGTGGATACTCCGGCGCTTAAATAAGCCCATAAATGAGTTAAAATATCTTGGTACCGTTTCGCCATGAACCGGTCATGGTGCACGGATGCCAAAAGAACCTCCGCCGATCTGCAGTCGGCGGTTTTTACTTGTAAGGGGTGTATGAAATGAGGCACTGCAAGGAAGCAGTCGTCAACGAGCCTGTGGCAATAACCAAAGCCTACGGCTACATCAACGAATGGGGACCAACTTATTCCGAGAGGTTCCGGAATAGGAATTCCCTGTTCATCGGACCAGCCGATACCACGGCATGTGCGCTAATCATGCGCATGCAGGATGGGACTGTAAGTCAGATGTTCTGCCTACTGCACCACTGGTGCGAAGGCAGCAATCGCCATCTGGATTTCAGCACCAGCGTGGAGTTCGCAGTCGACATCGAGGACTTCGAGCCTCGGTGGATCTTCGACGGCGAAGAAGTCGATCTGGCCCAGCTGGTCCAGACCAAAAACAGCGAAGCAGCAAATGCTGCCCGCATGGTTTGTTCTGGCGTTCCAGCACTAGGTGTTCTGGCGTACAAGGTTCACCTAATCGACGAGGCCTGTTGTAACAACAGGCTTTACTGCAACGAACCCATGTTGTGGGTTCCTCGGCAGGGGGTGGATACCGCCACCAATGCCATAGAGCCCTTCCTGAGCTTCATCTGCTCGGGTATGGGCGGAATCATGACTCCGACTCATGTCAGAGTCAGGGATCTGATCCAGAAGGCGTACGGGCTAACTCCTTGGCAGATGTACGCCAATGCGGGATGCCGGCCTGATATCCTGATGATGGATATCAGCAAGAAGAGCGGTATGCTTGGACAGCTAATCAAGATCATTTCCGACATGATCGAGCATCCACTCGAAATGCTGGGAATAGATCAGAAGTCCCTGCCTAAGCTGTTGTCTCGTGAGCAAGAGCGAGACTTCCGGAATTCCGTGCCCTGGTTCGTTGTCGATCAGGACAACTACTCGGTGCCAGAGCATGAGGAATGCTTCTTGATGGCGCGTAGGATGGACACCTACCAGCTAAAGTACAAGAAGCACATTCCGGCTGAACAGCTGGGGTTCAAGATGCCTGTGTTGGATGAACTTCGGCAGCAGATGCATCCTGCCGAAACCGCACCCAGGCAAAAGCCGCCGGAGATAGTTGAGGTCAAACCCTCGACGCCGGCAGCTGTCACATCATAATCCTAACACGATTATTGACACCCCACCTATCCCGGGACCACCTGCTGATTACAGGTGGTCCCGGGTAGGTTTTGTCTCTTAACCGCAGGTACTACCCTGCTTTTAGCAATCAAAGGACATCATGCTTTCAAACTACATTGCACACGTGATCAGAGCTCTTGACAAGGCTAAGGTGATGCCGGTCGAACAGATTCAAAAGGTGACCGGCCTGGATCCCCACACCTACGATAGAGTCATCCAGGGAACCAATGGCCAGCATATCCGCATAGAGAACGTCGACCGGCTGGTCGAGTTCTTTGGCATGGGTATCTTCAGTTCTGGCTTTGTCAAGGAGTCATTTGTGTCCAGCAACTCGCAGTACAAAACCTGGGAGGGTCTGGATACCGACGAGCAGCTGCTGATCAACGTGGCAGGAGTGTACACCACTACCTCTAAGTCTCCGATCAGCAGCCTGAACTACACCAAAGAATGTGCTTATTTCCTGGAGACCTGCGATACGCTGATCTCCATCATCAAGGACACAGGAGCAAATGACGATGACGGAACCGACGACGGCGAAGACCAACAGTAAAAAGAGTAGCCTGTGGCTGCTGCAAATACCGTATCACTGGGATAAAGAAAAGTCTCCTCATCTGATACTGCCGATGACCTCCAAGGAGCAGGCAAAGGAGTACGTAGATCAGTACAAAGAACAAAAGAACGAAGAGCACTACTTCCTCTTGCTAGAGGGGACGTTGATCCCCACCTCCAACTGGGTTCCGGAAGACTTCACCTACCACGTCTATTGAGTTTAAATCAAGGAAAACACGAAAATGGCCGCATCAATCAACTACGTAGAAAAGCTCAAGCAGTATCGTAACGCAAATGTCCCTCTGCTCATCTTCGGTGGTCCCGGCATCGGCAAGTCCGAGATCTGCAAGGCTGCTGCCGATGGCGACGAGGTCAAGGACGTCCGACTCAGCATGCTCGAGCCTGTCGACATGCGCGGCATGCCGGTCGTCAATCGCAAGGGAGACGGCTCCGAGTTCAGTGTCGAGTGGGCCAAGCCCGACTTCCTGCCAAAGGACGGCAAGGGCATCATTCTCTTCGACGAGCTGAACACCGCCGACCCCAGCGTCCAGAATGCGGCACTGCAGTTCATCCTGGATCGTCGCTGTGGTCCGCACAAGCTCGGTGACGGCTGGTGGATCGTGGCCTGCGGCAACAAGTCCAGCCACAAGGCTCACGTCAATCCGCTGTCTGCTCCTCTCCGCAATCGCTTTGTAATTCTGGAGATGCAGCCGGACTTCAACCAGTGGCGCAACTGGGCGATGAACAATCTCATCCACGAGAACGTGCTGGGCTTCATGAGCAGCACCAGCGGCCAGCACCTGTACTCCGATCCTCAGGACGAGTACGGCAACTTCCCCACTCCTCGTGGTTGGACCATGGTTTCCCGACTCCTGCGCAACAACATCACGGAGCGTGAGGCCATCGAGGGTGCCATCGGCAAGGGTGCTGCAAACTGGTTCATCCAGTACTGCAACGAGATCAAGGTGATGCCTGACATCGACGCCTTGCTTGACGGCAAGGCCACATACCAGGACGGGCCAAACAAGCTGTCGGTGACCTATGCGGTCGTCAGCAACATCCTCTATCGTGCCCTGCGCAATCCCAACCTGATCGACAAGGGCGCCAACGTCATGATGTCGATCCGCCCCGAGATTAGCTCTCTGTACTTCGGCGGCTTGCTGCAGCAGAAGAACGAGAAGTTCATGCTAGCCGTGATGAAGTCTACCAACGCAAAGAACTGGCTTTCCAAGCACCGCAGTCTCCTGGTCCCATTCGAGGTGGAATAATGTCGCAAATTGATCCAGTTGTAATTCAGACGGCCAAGAAACGACTAGACAAGTCCATGTTTCGCATGTTTCAGGACTTTCCGTTCTGGGCCTTTCTGATAGAGAAGTGCAATGTCCGCCTTACCGAGGATGAAAAGAAGGTGCCGACCGCCTGCATCGACAGGAACGGCAACATCTACTTCAACCGCACTTTCTTCACGTCGTTGTCCGACACCATGATTCACTTCGTTCTTGCGCACGAGGTGATGCATATGCTGCTGGATCATCACAATCGTCTGGGTGGTCGTCAGGCGTTCCTGTGGAATGTGGCTGGCGACGTGTTGATCAACGAGATGCTGCAGGACCACTTTACGTCCAAGGGCACTCGTCTGGATCTATCCAGCTATGTCACGTCGAGAGGCCTGAACATAGACATAGATCACAACACGATCACCACCGAGGAGGTTTACGAACTTATCCTGAAGAACTCTCCTCCCAAGAAGCGTGGAACAAAGGGCGAGGGTGGCGGCCAGGGAGAAGGAGGCATCCAGGACGGCAACGATCTGGCCGACTTCGAGCCTGGTGAAGGTCCGGATGGTCAGGACATTCGTACGGCATCCGAGGATACTCCTCAGAATGCCAAGGAGTGGGCGGATGCCGGTCTTGAGGCTGCTACCCGCAGTCGAATGGCTGGAAGCTGTCCTGCCTTCATGGAACGGCAGATAGATAAGCTGCTTAATCCGGAGGTCAGTTGGAACGATGTGCTGGCCTACTACCTGCGGAACAAGTTCTGCATGACCAATAGGAACCGGCACACCTTTACTCCGCCCAATCGCAGATATCTGTATCAGGACGTAATCCTGACCAGCCGCATTGGCAAGAAGAAGCCCAGCATCGCATTCTCCATCGACACCTCTGGATCCATGTCCCCACAGGACATCTCCAAGGGAGTCTCGGAATTGGATGCCATCCGCAAGCTTTACAAGGTGCCGGTGTATCTGCTGGAGGCAGACTACACTGTCCATCGGGCAAAGTGGGTTCAGCACAACGAGGAGATCCCATCGCTTAAGGGCGGCGGAGGAACTTCGTTTGTTCCGGTCATGGACCATCTTAAGCAGAACAAGCCAGACATAGACGTGCTGGTGTACTTCACCGACGGCTACGGTGAATTTGGGTCAGACCCTGGCTTTGATGTCATCTGGGTAATCAACAGTGACGTCAAGGCGCCTTACGGCAAAACCATTCGCATCAACAACCCCTGACAGGAGCAGGGCGGAGGCGAGTGGTTTGCCTCCGCCCTGAATTTGCATGAAGTACTACATAACTCTCGAACAGAACTTTGTAGACGTTCGCCTATTCAATCAAAATGCCTCAAACAGCGGCACAGTCATACCAAAGAACTTTTATGCGCAGCCAGAGCCTTTCTTCCTGGGCAACCTGCTGCATGTGCCTTTGGTGATGGGGCTTAATCAAGGCGGAGGCGTACTGGGCTTCGTCAAGGCCAAGGTTGCCAATACTCTCAGTCTTGGAGACAATCAGATTCGGATTATCCTTGGCGCTGAAGATTTGAAGCAGGCAGGCGTACGGCTCTCTGCCCAAAGCCTGAAGATGCTCAAGACGCTCAGGGCCAACAACAAGGCGTTCGAGCAGGACTACAACTGGAGCTCTCGTGGCTTCAAGTGCAAGGCGGAGGAAGCCGTTAAGTGCCTGGCCTTCAAGTATTTGGAGTTTGCCGACGACCGAGCCTTCCTGGACCACCTCACAGCTCAGGAATATTCTCTACACGCCAGGGTTGTCGACAAGCGTAATCAGATGACCGCCGTGTATGCCGAAGTATTTCAGTACTTTCAGACGAGTGAAAAAAGTCATTGGGCTCAAAGAAATCTCGGCAACAGACTGAGTTACGGCATCGTCCGCACCATGCAGCCAGTGGACGAGAACTGCACGATCAAATGGCGCAAGCCCAGCAAGAACAGCAAGTGGCCGTATACTTTGGATCACCACTGGTTCTCCTGCCAGGAATCTCCTGTAGCCATGGCACACCACACCATGGCTGCGTTGATGAGCAAGGACGGAGGTAGAAACAGAGATCAGCTGATGCTCAATCTGCCTATATTCCAGAATATCCGCAGCCTGGAGACCTGCAGAAAACTACTGGAGCACTTCTTCGTCAATCTAAAGCAGACGCTACAGCCTCATAGCTCGATGTTCGGACACTACTGCTCCATGCTTAACGACTTCGAGTGGCCGACTACTCGGTATTCTCACAAGCGCCTAAGTCCAGAAATGTTTCCGGTAAAAGCAGCATTGGCCCTCGGAGTATTACCGACATTTGATGAATCAGGAACGTTCCAAAAATTCGTACCAGTTAATGGAACTTTGCACGCCAATGAAAAGACGATCTATATCGAGATGTCGTCTAACTTCTTGTCGGATCGTAGACCTGAGCAAGCGTTGCTGCTACTGTACAGTGTTGGGCTAATTTCTCTAGAAGACTTGGAAAAAGTCCTTGGTCCGGTGTCTCAGAATGAAGAGTCTTTGAAGGACAGCCTGGACAAGATTCAGTTGCAAATGAGCAGAAATGTCGTATGCTGCCTACCGTTGGATGCAGCTAATCAAACAGTGGGTAAGATGTTGGCTAAGTACGGCATCTCTCAGGATTCGATTAGCTCCAGCAGCAAGGACTTGGCAGCTATAGATCCGGACGATCTGGAAACTGCCATTAACGACACCGCAGAAGATTGCATAACCATCTGACCGTCAATGAGCAGCAACTCCCCCAGACCTAATACTAGTAAACCCCTAGGCCTAAAAGTGGCTAAGGGTCCAGGTGCGCCTAAGCAGGCAAACCAAGTAACTAATAATAGTGATGGCTGGGCTGCAGTTGCCAACATTCCTGTTCCTCCTTCCTCTGAAAGTCGAGACTTTAAAAAGCCTTTGGGTTTAAGCCCAGTGCTAGTAAATGGAGCGAAGGTGCCTGCTCAAACAGACCCTGAGACGTCTATTGAGCCTGCAGTACGACAGGAGCCTGCTAAGACGGAACATCCTAAGAAGGACCTTGGGGGGCAACCTGCCCCCCAAGGCCTTTCTTTTACCCCTCAAACGGCTGCAGTAAAAGTAGTCGAGCTCGATTGGTATGGGGCTAAGCTGGTACTTAACTGTTTAAATGTTATTTATCAACCTGCAAATTTAGCCAGAGGCGGGCAGAAATGGCTAATGCTGGAAATGCCTTTAGACCCTCAAACGAGTAGACCGCCGTGGACTCCACCCGTCGCGGAACTACAACAAGATGGTAGAATATCCGTGCCTGAGTTCAAGTGTATTGTCGAAGGCGAAGAGCTGCTATGCCAGATCCTGAACATAGAGCTCTACGATAGAGTTCAGAAAAAGTATGTGGTAGTCTTTAGAGTGCTTAATTAAAACAACATTAGACGCTAAAAAATCTACCGCATAAATTAAATCGTTTGTTTAAAATCTCAAATAACTTTCTTTAAATACTATGTCAGAATCCGAATTCATCAAAAAAGGCGTTGTGGAGCGCGAGACCGAAGCGCAACCAGTGAAGACTGCCTCTGACGAAGTTTTTGAAAAAGTCAGAGCATGTACTCCCACTTGTCGCTGTAATTGTAAGGCAAAGCAAAAAGGAGCTGCTAATGAAGATAGTAAATAACATTCAAGAGGCAATTCCGGTATTGGTAGTATCTGTGATGAACAGCGATCTACCGATGGTCAATGCCTTGTTGGATAAGTTTCCAAAGCTAATTGAGTTGCGGGATAAGAGGGGTCGCACTCTTCTTATGATGGCTGCGTACCTTGGCGACCCCAGCATCATTAACTACCTGGTATCCTTCTTCATCATCGCCAACCCCAAACTAGATCCTAACGTAGAGGATGAAGACGGGCTAAATGCCCATGACTGGGCGGTACTGGGTGGCAATGAATTCGGCCGCAGTCTATTGATGAAGGTCATGGACTCAGAGGATGAACAGTAATGCCTGATTTTTCGTCGTCGTCCGTTCAAATGTCTGGAAGAAGGCAGCTAGCGCATGCCGAGCATGCTCCTAGCCCGTTTTTGGACTACGCATCTCTGCACCTGCCTACCAATCTAAACGAGGCATTTGAGATTGCGGAAACCATGTACTACAGCAACCGTACTTTTGCGCAAGCTGTAGAGTATGTGGTCAGCTACTTCACAGGCACGGACATAAACATTGTTTCGGATGACGAGGAAAAGGCCAATCAGTACAAGAAGTTTTTAGTTGAAAAACTGGACTTGAAGACGTTGCTGTTCATGATAGGCCGAGACGTAAAGGTCTACGGAAACAGCTGCGTATCCGTCCTGGCGCCTTTCAAGAGATTCCTTACTTGCAATAGTTGCGGTGCCAGCAGACCGATTCAAACCCTGGATTACAAGTTTACCATCAACCACGGGTTTAATTTCCAGTGCCCAAGCTGCGGCAAGAACAGCAGCTGCATGAATCCGGACGATCGGCCTACGCTACAGGAGAACGAGATCTACATCAAGCGCTGGCCAATCAAGCAGATGCGCATTGTAGCTCACCAGTACGGCGGAAAGCCAGACTATTTCTACGAAGTGCCTCCGCAAGACGTACAGCAGATACAGGCAGGAAACAAGAAGTACCTGGAGAGCGTACCTTGGGGCCTAGTGCAATCTGTGCGTTCAGGAACGTTGTTTCAATTCAGCGATAACATGGTGCACCACTTCTCGTTGGGCAATCTCAGCGACATCAAGATGGGCAATTGGGGGCTGCCTCCTGTCATCGCAGGATTCCGTGATGCCTATCTTGCGCAGATCCTGAAGAGAAACAACGAAAGCATCGCATTGGATCACATGCTTCCAATTAGAATGGTTACGCCTGCTTCCGTAGGTGTTGGCGGGGACTTCATGAAGTCCGTCAACATAGGAAGCTTCGGCCAACAGGTAATGCGTTCAGTAGAACGAGCCAGAAAAGATCCAACTGGCTGGCAGTGGATGCCGCTCCCGGTCAACTATCAGCTGCTGGGAGGAGAGGGCAAGGCATTTGTAGTTCCAGAGCTGCTGGAACAAGCCCAGGCCGACTTCCTCAACGGGCTAGGAGTGCCGGTCGAGCTGTATAGAAAGACTCTAAGTGCTCAGGCTGCTCCGTTTGCTGCAAGACTATTCGAAGCAGGAGAAACTCACTTCCTGCACGGGCTACAGACTACGCTTACGTGGCTGGTAGATCGCATCAGCGCTATCCTCAACTGGATTCCGTGCGAAGTAGCTCTCACCAGACCTACCCATGCGGACGACATCGAGCGCCGTATGCTCATGTTGCAGATGATGATGCAGGGTGTGGCCGCAGAGCAGGATGTACTTACGCTCTTTGGTCTCGACTGGAAGGATACCTTCAAGAAGCGCCAGTCCGAGCAGGAATTCAAGATGCGCTCCGAGAAGGAGTACATGGACAAGATGCGCAAGGCGGAGGAGAACGAGCAGATTATGTCGGCTCCTCCAGGTGCAATGATCGCAGGTCCCGGTGCTCCTATGGGAGCAGGGGCCATACCTGGAGGTCCAAGCCTTGGAGGTGCTCCCGGAGCTCCGCCAATGCCAATCAATGGAGTTGCCGGCCCCATGGCAGCAGGTCCAAGCAAAGATCTGGACAGCTTCTTTGCCGATGCTCAGGCCAGAGTCAATGAGATCATGGCAACTGCCCCCTTGGGTTCTCCGCAACGCAGGCAGATCCTGGATCAGATCAAGGGTCAGGATCCCAATATGCATGCCGTGGTCAAGAGCATGCTGGATCAGATCACTCAGCAAGCCGAGAACCAAGGCAAAGATCAGTTGCGGCAGCCAGCGCCTCCTCCGCAATAACCAATACAATCAAAAGAACCTTCAACCCGGAGCAATCCGGGTTGTTTGTCAATAGACGAGGACATAAACATGAACTGCAGGAATCGAAAGCTTCGTTCTCACTTCATAAACGGAGACGAGTATCGCTCAAAGAAAGATAATCGAGGAGTACAAGTATATACCGACTCCACTACAGGAAATACAATTATTACTGCGATGCTGCATGATAACCACATAGTGTCAAGAATAAGTAAACCGAACGGAGAGCAGGAGTTCCGTATAAACTATGCAGGCTGGAATACTATCACTACGACAATAGCCATAAATGCATGCATTCCTGGAGGATGGAGGTTAAGTAGAGGCCAGTTAATTACTCCTAAAGGCATGTCCATAAAGGTTCCCATGACTGGATGGGTCCTATTGGAGGAGCCTGCGGATAGGTACCTAAAAGAGTGGGTTTAAGGGCTAAAAATAGGCCTGTTTTGAGGTATATATACTTAGAGGCCTTGTAGGTCTTCAACAAGCCCAGAAAGGTAAATGCATCCTGTTGATGCGTTGGGCCCTTTCCTACTACCCTAGATCTGCCTATGGGGTAGGTGACAAAAATTTTGAAGGAACACCGGAATCCCACCGGTACGGGAACGGTACCCCGTGGCAGGTATCCCGAAATGGGTAAGGGTGGCTACCCGCAAACAGCCAAAAGAAGATTGGTTATACACAACCAATCTTTTTTTAGCTAATAAAGATCCCCTAAATAGGGCCTAAAAATACCCCTTTTTTGCGTTATATATACTTGCAGGCTGCAATTGGCCTTATAGGGCTAAAGGTAGGCCTGTTTTGGGGTATATATAAATAGAGGGTTTATAGGTATTCCAACTATGTTGTTGGAATGCCGTAACAATATAGACCCCTGAAAGAGGAAACAAATGAACCTTTTGAAGAACGTCGGTATGTACGTGGTCGTCCCTTTCATGCTGATCGTCGGCCTGGCCCTCGTCGGCCAGTTCGTCATCGGCACTCCGGCCCCGGTTGCTGCGATTGCGGAGACCGGCGAAACGTGGTGGAATCCGATCTCCTGGGCCCTGGACGAGTCTGCTGCGCATGCGACGCAGCAGGCCAATGCTGCGCAGGCGAATAGCATCAGCTACAGCCAGGTGCTGTTCATTCTGGGGGCAGGCGTTAGCGCCCTCGTGGCGATCGGCCTGATCGCTGGCGTCCAGCGTGGACACATCGCCAAGGCGGAGACCAAGGCGGAGACCAAGGCGAAGACCAAGGCGGAGGACAACGTTCGTACGCCCGATCCGGCACAGAAGCCCTACGTTATTACCGAGGGGAATGTCAGTGTCGAAGTTGCGACAGCGGACGAGCGAGACGCTGTTCTCGCCGGAGAGCCTGCTCGAAAGGCAGGCAAGAAGTAATTCCTCACCGGGTACCCGGTAGGCGTTACCCCTGCCCGGGTGCCAGGGCCCCCTGCCGTCGTATGGCGGCAGGGGTTTTCTTTAGCTATAGAAGATATGCCTAAAAATAGGCCTCTATTGCGGTATACATATATAGAGGATCTATAGGTATTCCAGCAATGTCGCTGGACCACCTTAACAATATAGATCCACGAAAGAGGAAACAAATGCGTAACATCAAGAACATCGTTGTCGTCGGTCTCGCCCTTGTCATCTGCACCTTCGGCCTCACCAAGAGTTGCTCGGCAACTCAGGTTGAGCAGAAGTCCGAACAGCAGATTCAGTCTGAGCTGGTCGAAAAGCTCAACAAGGACATCGCAGAGGCCAAGAAGACTCTCGCTGAGGCTGACAGCCTCAGCCAGAAGATGGCTACCGCAACGCTCATCTCGAAGTTTGAAGAGGTGAAGGCCATGCTGATTCAACAGCAGCCTCAGGCTGTCGTGGCCCAGCCCGATACTCGCTCCTACGTCCAAAAGGCTGGACAGGAATTCTCAGATCTCGTTCCGGTGTACGCCGGAAACGAGGTGGAGCGTCCTTCCGGCTTCGGCGCCACCTATGCCAAGGCCATGACCAAGGCTGAGGCCGAAGACCCCGCTGTCGCTGCCGTGAAGGTGGCTGTGGTGGAACGCCTCCAGGAAGCACACACGAAGCAGGTCCTTGACCAGGACGCCCTGCACATCCCCGAGTACAGCCAGCTGCTGAAGCAGGCTCCTCGGAACGAGGTGGTTCTTGAAACCATCCAGCAGGAACGACTGAAGGATGAGCAGGCGGTCGAGGCCCTGGAGAACCCAGGGTTCTGGACCACTGTCAAGTGGTGGTGGAAGTCGTAATACGAGCCGGGGTTCCCGGGGACCTGAGCAAGTCCTAAAACTGCTCTTTTTTTTAGGAGGCGCATGAAAACACTGTACATCATCCGAGGGTTGCCCGGATCTGGCAAGAGCACCCTTGCCCGCAGTTTGTGCGGGCATGACTTCCATGAAGCGGACCAATACTTTATGGAGGGAGGGGTCTATAGGTTCGATCCCTCCAAGCTCAAGGAGGCACATGCGTGGTGCCTCGACCAAGTCCGAAAGGACTTGGAGTTTGGCCTAGAGAAGGTCGGGGTGAGCAATACATTTACCCAGGCCTGGGAACTCCGGCCGTACCAGGAGCTCGCCCTGGAGTTCGGCTATAGCGTATTTATTCTCGCATGCGAGAACAGCTTCGGGAACATTCACGGCGTTCCCGACGAGGCCATGCTGCGAATGGCGAAACGCTGGGAGCCGATGCAGCCGGACGTACGGCTGGACTGGGAGCTCAGCAAAAGACCGTGAACCTGGACCTGAGCAGGTCCTAAAACTGCTCAAGACGTTTTTCCTTTTGAGACTTAAAGATCTCGCTGCCAGGCTTGCTTAATTGCATCCTGGCTGGCTTTGCCACTCAGTGGCAGAAAGGAGTTGTCATGTCTGACAACAACATCGTTATCGTGCAGCCGGAAGCTGCGTCCGTCATCGCTGGTGCCTTGGCCACCCTCACGGGTGCTACGCAGTACCAGAACACGATGATCTCGGAGGAACTTCACTTGGCGGCCCAGATCGCTGAGCTGAAGAAGACCGAGACGGTGCTCCAGGCTATGGTTGCGGAGATCGTCCGCAAGCGCCAAGAAATGGAGCGGCGACAGAGCGCACTGACGGCGGCACGTTCTGGCAACGGGTACAGGAACTACTGACCCGTTGGCGGTGCCTAAGAGAGTCAGGGGTAAAACCCTGGCTTTCTTTTAGGTATCAACAGTTGACAAGCCTCGATGTCTATGCTTATGCTCCGTGCGCTGCACTCCGCAGCCACAGGAGAACATATGAGCAGAGTCCTGGTAATCGGTGATACGCACGCTCCGGCGATGCATAAAGGCTACATACAGTTCCTGAAGAACGTAGCCAAGAAGTGGAAGACCGACAAGGTCATACACGTAGGAGACGTGGTGGATCATCATTGCATCAGCTTTCACGACAAGCATCCGGATAGCCCGGGAGCAAGAGACGAATACACTCAGGCATACAATCAGATTCAAAAGTTGTACAAAGAATTCCCTGATGCCGTGGTTACGGTTGGAAATCACGACATGCGAGTCTTGAGATTAAATGCCAAAATGGGTATTCCCAAGATGTATCTGAAGGGATTTAATGAACTATACGCCACCGACAACTGGAAGTGGGTTGAGCACGTAGAGTTGGATGGAGTGTACTATTACCACGGAGAAGGATGCGGAGGTCAGCATCCTGCATTCAATGCAGCCAAGATGCGCATGCAAAATACGGTCATCGGACACTACCATAGCGCCTGCGGCATATGGTACCAGGCCGGACCTACGGCAAAGGTATGGGGAATGAACGTTGGATGCGGCGTGGATCGCAACCACTGGAGCATGCAGTACGGTGCGGCGTTCCTTAAGAAGCCAATTGTGAGCTGCGGAGTGGTCATCGATGGAGATCCGTTCATAGAGACCATGGATTTAGGCGGAAATACTCGCGCTAAATAAACAAATAAAGCAGGTTAACATGATTTATAAAGAGTTCATCAGAGCTTTCAAGTTAGGTATTGCCTAATGGGACGTCGAAAAAAAGAAACTGGCTTTTCGTATGTAGATATTGTCATATCTACCTACGTTAAAAACAACGACTACGTCAAAGCCCAACTCGCATACTCGAATAACTTGAAGGCCAACGGCACATTAGAGCCCGGCTTTAAGCAATTTGTAGAACTTGACCTGGACGAGTTTGACGAATCTGACGATGACTAGGCTTGCAAGTTAGCCCTTCGATCAAAAGAAGGGCTTTTTTATACCTCATTTTATACGCTAAAAATACAGCATATATGGGGTAACATGACATAGTCCTCTTCAGTAGCTTTTCAGAGGGCCGCTTACAGCCCATTTTATCTAATCGATAGTGGGTGTTGAAGCATACGACCAGCTACGGTCCGAGTAGCCTCCTACGAGAACGGAGCTTACTGCAGGTGGTATTAGGCATCTGCGTAGGTTGAAACCCATCGATGTGGTTCGCCACGAGGCCCAGGCACACGCTTGGACCTCCTACGATCTTCATTGAAAGGAGATAAATGCATGCGAGTAGCGATAGTTGAGGGTCTGATGCGTTATGTCAAGAACGGTATTTCCCCCGGATCCGGCATTCGAGCTGTACTAGAAGGGGATCTATTCCAGGCCAAGCGCAGCCTGGACAGCTACAACTGGCAATGCCTTGAAGAGATTGTGGACCTAGTGCAGTATTGTCTGCCTATGTCTGCATTCGGCTCCAAGGAAGCTGTCAAGAAATGGCTGGAGCTGACTCCAGAAGCGCGAGAAGCGCGAGGCTCAGACATTCAGTACTCGCTGCAAATGCTGGAAACTAGGCTGCGAGACATCCGAGATCTGGATGCCGCTGCCGCTGCAGTTTCTGCTAACTGAAGAGGAACCAGGCCGTAGGACGACTACGGCCTGGCCCTCAAGCTATGCTTCTTCAGTAGGAGCATTACTTGAGGGCTAGGTGCACCTGAGCTCCTCCGTACACGTCACTCCGCTCGAGTGGCAGCCATACGAGAATGGCAACTCGCGACTTCCGGGTTAATAGGAGTCTGGGTCGGAGACGAACACATCTCCGGGATTCAGGACTACGGAACCTGAATCGTAAATTAACCGTCTTGAGCCAGTGGAGGGTTTAGGCCCGTTGAAGCTTGCTCAGGCTACCACATGAAGACAGGCTAATGTGGTTGAGTAGACGTTGGCGCAACCCGTCGGATTGCGCACTCTGTCAAGTCTGCCGAAGCCAGTTGCACCTCGGTACCAAAGGTTGGCTGATCCCCCTTGAAACGCAACAAAGTGTAGAGCCTTATTATCTAAGGTACACCTCTACAAACGCCAAGTCAGATCTGGAATCTTGGCACTAAACCACAGCAGCTGTCGCAAGCAAACCGATGCCAAGTATACTAGGCATTGGGAGAAGGGCCCCTGTGGGGCCGGGTAACACCGACTCTCTTCTACCTGCGGCAGTCCATGTATATAACGGACCGGAGCGATACCGGCACATGGAGCAATTGCATAGGAAACAATCGACGCTCCACTGCGGGATAGTGTGGGGTAGCGGAAGGTCTATCTGAGCAAAGCGTCCGGCCGGCGCCTAGCAACCTTCAACTTTGGGCTGGTAGCTCAGCGGTCTAGAGCCGTCGACTCATAATCGATAAGGCGTGGGTTCGAATCCCACCCGGCCCATACATCTACGGCCTGCAATCCCGGTGGGGGTTGTGGGTCTTTTCAGAACCCCCAAGGCCCCCGCTGTTGAGTGTTGAACTCCAGCGGGAGGCTTATTAAACCGCATCTTTTCCCCCTCGACCCAGGCTCCGCGAGGTAAGGAGTTTGGGTTTTTACCTGTCGACCGTTACGACAGGATTTTCAACAGCAACAGGAAACAAAAAACATGTATTGCGTTCAATTCAAAGACAAGGACGACGGACGAATCAATTTGCTATTTCGCACTGGAAGGGGTGCGAAAAGGCATTTGCAGCGAGTACGGCATCTCTCTCCCCGATTAGGAGTGAGAGACGGATACCCGCTTTTGGGAGAAAGTCCCAAACTGCAGTTCTATGCGGAAGTGTTTCCGCCTGGGGATGAACAGATCCCCGACGCGGGATGGTACGTATATTCCCCAGACTACTTGAAGTAGTTCGGGTTTTACCTGTCGGGCGTTCCGACAGGACTTCTCATCAGCAACAGGAAACAAATGCAATGAAGCCTGTTATTGGAATCATCGTGGCGATGATGCTGTACCTCGCCGTTCCCACCACCGCCCAGGCTCAGACCTGGGACACCTTCCTGGACGCCATCCAGAAGGTGGAGACTGGGTCCGAAAAGGACCCCAACAATGCGGTTGGCGACAAGGGCAAAGCCCTTGGAGCCTATCAGATCTGGCATAGCTACTGGCTCGACGCGGTGGAACACCGCCAGGATCTCAAGGCCAGAGGCTACCAGGCAGTCAAGGATCCTGCCTACGCGAGAGAGGTCATCAAGGCCTACATGGCCCGCTATGCTCCCAAGGGAGCCAGCTGGGAGGACATGGCCCGTATCCATAACGGTGGCCCCAAGGGTCACCGTAAGAGCAGCACCAAGGCCTACTGGGCCAAGGTGCAGGCGAAGCTGAAGGAGGCAGAGTAATGTACATCTGCCTAACTCTCAACCATGGCGATGGACCTCGCGGATGGCGTTTAGTCCACCATACAGATCTGGCGTGCGCAATTCGAACACCAGGGCTGAAGACGCTACTGTCGAAGGATCCTCAGGCATCTTCGGCAATCGTGGTGGATGGCGTAATTCACAGATGCTCATACGAGCAGGCCAAGAAGAGGACCGCAATGCTGATGAAGTGCTATAGGCCGATCATCTTCCAGGAGGATCTCCTGAGGCTTATGGGCCTGTTGGAACCCAATGCGGAGAACACTCCGAACACACCCACGGAGTCAACCAAGCACTTGATGGGAGAGAACGATCCCTTCAATGGAGACGATCCGTTCTGGCACGATTACCGATCTGAAGGAGGCAGCAGTGCAGCCTAAGCAGATAGAGGTAGAGCAGGACCTAGAACCTGTACGTCCCATAAACCCACTCCTCCGTGAGTACAGCGACGAAGTCGCTCGTTCTCGGGAGGAGATAGCCAGGCTTCGAAAGCGCATCGAACGCCTTGAGATTGAAAAAGACCTGCTGCTCAAGCTGTTGGAGCGCAGGTAACCGGCGCATTTGTTTCCGAAGTCGGCAGGGCGAAAGCTCTGTCGGCTTCTTTCATAGTCCTCCTTCTGGCAGACGAGGAGGCACGGCGTTGTAAGCAGGTGCTTACAGCGACGAAAACGTCTGCAGATAAGGAACCCGTTATGACGACTTTTAAAGAATTGAGGTCGATCCTAAATGAGATCGAGTCTTTGTCCGCAAGATGCAAAGCCGCAGGTCTGTGCCTGCGGTCTTTGCTGAAGGACGTGGACGACAAGCCCAAGCAGTCAACTGCCAAGGCTGCTAGTGACTTTCCAGGAAAGTTGAACACCCGACACCGGCCATACCGCTGGAGCGCCGCTCAGAAGAACTGGGTCAAGGCTCAGTACAAGGCAGGCAAAACAGCAGTCGATATAGCCGAAGAGCTCGGCACATCTCCTCTCACCGTCGGCAACCTGCTCCGGCTGCTGGGAGTCCTCTCCAGCAATAAGAAGCGTGCAAGCGCCCGGGTCTCTGTTAGCGAGGCTGTTTTAGGTCTGATCCAAGCCCATGCGGCCAAGGGGAAGATCGCCCGGACAGATCTACGACGCCATGCTGCAAAGCAACGGCTGACCCCGTACCAAGTCGGCCAGGCCCTCCGCCTCCTGGACGATGCTAAGAAGGTCGTCGTTGACGGAGACCTGATCACTGTCCAGTAACAACCAACCCCGCCCCGACTTAACCCCATATGTTCTTAACGGGTTTGTATGGGGTTAAAAAAGCAGGAGGGCGCACCCGCCCTCCTGTCTTTTTTTTAGATATCTAAGATTCCTTATTCGGGTTTTCTTAGAGATTCCAGGTCTTTTATCTTGCTGCCCCCGTCATAGGCCCATACGTAGCCAAGTTCAAGCATCTGCTGATTGATCGAGGCTTCCTCACCTTCCATGTAGATGACGGCAAGAGGGTGCCCATACTTGTCATCTTTGAAGGTGCTTACTTTAAGTTTGCCATTCTGCATTAGCTTTCTTTCCAAAAATGCCTTGGCTTCGTAGCCCATCTTGCGCTCGGTCGCATCTTTAGTAAGTATCTCAGGAGCGTCGACTCCTTTCAACCTTACTCTTTGTTTAATGGAAATAGAGAAGCCCAGATCCAACAGCATATCGACAGTATCTCCGTCTACTACTCGCATGACCTGAAGTACGTTGTAGTGATAAGGAGTCATGGCTGGGCAGCTACACCGCGAATGACAGCCGAAGTCAAAGTTCCGGTAACAGACTTTCCGGCCACTACGCTACCTATGACTCCGCATTCGTCGATAATAGATACGCCTGATAGCCTAGGATCAGATCTAGACACCAGCTCAATTTTAGTGTCTGTAAAATCCTGCAGAGCCTTGAATCTTAGGGTGACAATCAAAGTATCTCCTGCTATAGGGCGTTTATCTCCAAGCTGAGCTCCAAACAAATGCTGAGCGTTTCCATCCTGAGGAACCTCGGATTCGTTTAAACCCCCAGGCATGAACTTAGAGAAGATAGACGCCTTGGCTCCCGTCTTATCCATTCCTAATAAAGCAAGTTTGGAAGAGTCCCAAATGAAGATAGAGGACACGCTCCAAATTACTTGAGGGGCGGAATCCGGAGTAGTGATTATTTGAACTGCAAAATCATCTCCTGCCTTGACGGGAGTAGCAGGACCCTTAAGAGTAAGATTTACTTTTGATTCAGGGCTTGGCCCAAACGCAATTTTATTGACGTCGTTTTGAATTGGCCCAATTACGTTGTTGCCTGTACTGATACCTCCGTCGATCTTGGAGTTAACAGACGAGCCGTCTGGCAATTGCGCCTGGGCTACAGCAGTGATGTGAGTAGCCAAAGACTCGGGGTAATAGAAATCACCCTTTACTTTAAATTTAAGTCTGCCTAATTGTCGGCTGTTCTGCTCTCTCCAGATAAAGCCTCCAAAATTCCATTGAAAGGGCTGACGTCGTAAGGCAGGAATTCTAGATTCCGGAGCCTTTAGACACTGTGCGTGAACTTGCACTAGCCCAGGAATCCATTCAGAGGCACCTGACTTAGCCACATCTATTACGGACTTATCAGTCATAAAGTGATCAGATGACCACGATACAAACTCTAACTTTTGTGCATCGTAGGAGATCAAAATATCAGAAGATCTCCATACTTGATAAGGAGCACTACCAGTAGGAGTAGATGGCAAAGCCGCCATCTGCACTGAGACTTCTATAAAAGCATCTCTATATGCAATAATTCCGTTGCGCTTAAGTCCAGCTTGAGTCTCGTTGCTGTAATCACTACTCAGGGTAACTTTAAACTTCTTGGCAGAATCTATTACGTAGGACGTCGTACCCTGAGACAAAGTAGATGTGCCATTGGCGTTTTCAGTAAGAGTCTGTCCGTACGAAGAAAAAGAAACAGCTAAAACCAACAGTAAAGAAAACAGTCTAATCATTTTGACTCCGATTTATTTGAAATATACTTTACGACAGTGCGGCTGCATATGTATAAAGCGCCAAGTACAGTTCCGCATACCATTAGATAGCGGTTATTGACGGGGTCTCCACGTACACCCTCTACCAGTCCAGCAAGGACCGGAGCCAAGGCCACCCAAAACTCAGTAGTTTTGGTACCTGGTTTTACTTCCATAAAACCTCCTATTTAATTTAAATTGCTTGAGTCTTGCTGCCTTGCCTAATGCAAGCGCGACATAAGCTAATTAGTCACTTACTTTACTCAAGGTGACTAGTAGCATTGTAACAGTTCATAGAAGTCGTGCAACAGCCCGGTACCTCAAAAAGTATAGGCATGTTGTGTATGTAAGCGAACGTTTAAGATTTAGGTTTGGTATTCGTGCTGTTGTCAGGCTGAACAGTAGTCGGAGGTTTGAAGAAATTTGTCTGCATGACGTACGCTCCCCATGACGCAAGCAACTCGGATAGGTCAGCAGAGTCTACCACTCCATCTTTATTTAAATCAGCAAGGGCAGATCCATTGCCCCAGGCGCCAATGATCTGAGCAAGATCAGAGCCATCCACTAATCCATCCTGATTTAAATCAGCAGGCTTAGCAGAAATTTTAAAATGCTCTACGGAATAACCTTGAGGCTGCAATACTGCGTTTATAGCAGCTAGCTCTACATCGTTTACCTGCATGCCGCCGTGCAATAGACCTACAAAAATAGTAGTACCGTTGTAGTCAATAAAGGTTGGCGATCCGCTGTCTCCTCCAAATATAGCAGGCCACCCGTTTGCAGTAATACCGATGTTAATCGGATCAAGGCTAGGATTGTACGTGTACTGAACTGCAGATCCGGCAGTGCTAAGTTGAGCCTGACCAAAAAGCATCTTGTAAGCTTTGCCGTTGCACTCATGAATCCAAAGAGGAGTGCCTGCTGGAATGTACTTTATATCGGCAATTTTTGAATAGCACGGGACGTCAGTAATAAACGGCTCTTGAAACTCGATGAGAGTATGGTCTGGGCCTATGTTTAAATAAGCCTTTGAGACTCTGCCTGTGTAGAAGGTACCTGAGCGTCCTAAGAAGGTGTAGTACTCCTCGGGTCTGTCATGAGTACCTCTATAGTGCTGGCATATCAAAGCATGCTTAGGGGATATCAAAACAGCTGTGGGATTGCAGGTATTCCAGAAGTTAATGTTCTCTGCTTCGTATGGGGCAGTCCAACCAGTTTGAAATACAGTGCCTATCGTTCTGCAGAATGCTCTAGGACGTATGCTTACGCCGTTCCACAGAATATGAGCAGCGTGGCATTTTGAATTTAAGCCAAACGGACTTGCATCCAGTCTGGGATTTAAAGTAGCAGGATAGGCGTAAGTGTGAATGTCGTGTACGGTTGGAATATATGTCTTTAATATAGCCATGAGTAAACCCCTATAAAGAGCAGCCAGCTTCAAAGAGCTGGCTGTCAAGTGCTGAAATTTTTAAAACTATCAGCAGTCCCATTTCTTTCTGGCCAAGCAGATTCTCTTGTCTGGAGTCTTGGAGCAATCGATGTTGTGCATGCGACGCTGGCCGTCAGAACGGGCACAGAAGCTGCTACGACGCTTGGCCTTGGCTGGACTCTTATCGGCAGCCTCAGCGCTCACCGGAGGCTTCAGGTTGCCACCAGTAGCCTTGTTGTAGCTAGCTCTGCCCTTGGCGTTGAGACCACCCTCCGGGTTCTTACCCTCGGAACGCTGCCAGGCTGGAGAAGAGGCCGCCCACTTTAAAAGACTAGCAGTCAATAAAGAAGTATCTGCTTTTTTACTTGCATAACGCACCAATCTAGGCTCAGATCTATTGTACGGATCGGGAAGATCTGCAACAGAATCTACTCCGTACATATCGCTGATAGATTTAGACCTCCAAACATTTTCATCTTCATCTAAATCTATCGTGTAGTATTTTCCATCCGGGCCCTTCGCCGTAAATGGATTCACGTAAGGAGTAAACATGTGGCGTTGAATATCGGTAAAGCCTAAATTTTTAAGGGACTTCTCTACTTCAACGTCAGGATCGTCACTATCAGAAGGGTCAGGAATAGAGATTTCGTTAGGACTGGGATCGCTGCTAAATAAGCCTAGAAAGGCTTTTTTGCTGCACTCCTCGCAGTCGCAACTTTCTTCATCCATACCGCAGTCACATTCTGCAGCAAGCTTTTGCATTAGATAATAACGAAGTAGGTTGTACTGTGCGGATTTATTCATTAGTCGTTTCCTTTTCTTTAATCCCAAACGTAGGGGTACCTACAAGTGGACTTAGGCCTTTTACTTCAACGGCATTAAGAGCGTCAACAACATATTGCAACATTTTAGTGTTGGCTCTAGCCGCAGAATCCTCTAAAGCATTTTGTACACCCTTACCTATATTGCTTGCACCCACTCCTGCTCCAATACCCGCACCTGCCAAACCTCCAAGGCTCATACCTTGTAAAGCTCTGCGAAGATACTGAGCTTGATCTGCAGGAGTAAAGAAAGTTTCTTTAAGTAACCCTCCACCTGCACCTAAACCTGCTCCTAGTACTCCGCCAAGTCCAGCTCCAATTAATGCCCTAAGACCTTGCAGTCCGTCGGAGTTGGCTCCCTCAAATAGAGCCGCCTGTTTACAATGAGCGTATGGAATCATGGAACTGCATTTTAGCAAAACCTTGTTTCAAATGTCGACATAGAACCTTCAAAAAAAGTGCCTCCACGTTGCGAAAGTTACTAACCTCTTCACTAATAAGTATTTCCTTGTATATAGAATTAGAATACAGCAACAAGAAACATACGCAACGTGGATACACTTTTTTAAACGGCATTTACTGTTGGAATCCTACTTTCTTTTTAGCTATAATTTGCAGTGATCTCAGGAGCAATCTGTGAACTTATTTAAAGCTTACTTGGTCAAATACGCCTGTTGTGCCTGTGAGTCTATGTCGGCTACCGACACAGAAAGTATGTTAATAGATAAGTTGGAGTCCATGCTGGCATCAATGAATAAGCCAGAGCTGGAGCACAGCGCTCCTGTTGCAGACAAAGTTGTCGAGATTACGGTAGTTAAGGAAAGCGCAAACTCGGACCTGATTAGAAGATTGGTTTCCTACGGTCTAAAAGTAGCTCCAAACTTAGTAACTGTATATGAGCAGCCTGTGGTGCCTGAATCGGAGTCTAAATCGCTTGTTGATAAATATGTTCCAGATATAAACAAGTCCACGCAGGACTACAAGTCTCTTTTGCCTGACTCTGAAGTATTCCATAGCTCTTCGCAAATAGAACCTAAAGTACCTGGAAGCACTGCATTAGCATGACTCCGTACAGTTCCTACATAAAGAAAGCTCAGGCTCCTGGGTACACCTCCGCTACGGAGACCGCAGGCAAGGCGTTTCAGCCGCCTGGTTATTACAACCGGCCTAATATAGATCCTCAGCTTGCCGCTCAAGGTAAGGCTTTGGAGTCTGAGTATGCTCGTGCTTTTCCTTACGGGGATTACACTTACAGCACTAAAGGTTGGGGTTATAAAGGCTCTGAACGAACAGGGATGTCTCAGGAGCAGATTGATTTAAGAAATCGATTTAGACTTTACGAGGCACAAGCTAGAGGTGCTGCTCCAGTAAACCCTAACGCTGTTGCTCCAAGTCCTAGTGCAACAGGAGCCTTTATTGGAGACCTGGCTAGATCTCCTGTCATGCCTACAGCTCCGTTTATGTATGGCTACGACGTCGCTACGAAGGGATTCAACCAGGCATCTGCCGATAAGGCTAAGTCTGATGCCGTGTATGGCAGCATGCTTGCAGATGCTGGAAAGCGAGTTGCAAATCGTTGGGGTGGAAATTTTGAGCTGCAGTACAACGATCCTCTTTTGGATTATTCCAGCTACGCGCTTGAGGCTGCTCCAAGTTTTTTGATGATGGCTGGAACGGCAGGAGGAAGCGCTGCTGCTCAGGCTGGAGTACAAGGCGCTAAGAGCGTAGCGCCCAGTGCTCTTAGAGCAACTGGCCAGGCTGGAGTACAAGGCGCTAAGAGCGTAGCGCCCAGTGCTCTTAGAGCAACCGGCCAAGCTTTGAGTCAAGGATTTCAGCCGGTAATGCAGACTGCTGCAAGTCCTGTTGTTAGATTTGCAGGTAGGTCGGTTCCATCAAGTTTAAATTATGCCGTATCTGGAATAAATCCGGTTCCCTTGCTAACTGGCGCCGCTACTGCTGGATCTAGTTGGGCGTTGCCGTTTAGTCAATTAGGAGCACACCTGGCTACTCAAGGAGCAGCAAGAAACTACGCCAATGCTATAAGAGATGTGCAGTCTTTCAATCAAGTTAATCCAGAGCTAGCGGGCACTCCTGCCTCTGCTAGACGTTTTGCCGAGTCCCTTGCTGCAGGAGGCTTTTCATTTGATCCTACTTCGCTAAACCCATACGGAATAGGGGCGAGTGCCTTTATGCCCGGATTGGCTCAGCAAGGTTCTGCAGCTATAGATCAGGCTGTAGCTAATCGGGTAGCTTCTTTGTCTCCTGAGGATCAAGCTTTAGTGCAAGAGAATCCCGCGGCTTTGAATCAAATAAGAACTGAAGTTACAGATGCGTTTAACTCCGCCAATCCTTCATACTCTTACGTGTCTGGACTTGCGGAAGGCACTTCATTTAATCCCTTCCGAGCTTTAGGTGCTCGCAGTTACTCAGAGGACTTAAACCAGGACGAAATAGCGGCAGGAACTGCCTGGGCTCCATTTGCAGAGGCGTTTGCGACAGGCAAGGACCCGATGCAGGATCCAAACGTTCAAGAGGCTTTAGCAAAAGCTTCTCCTGAGGCTAGACAGAAAATGCAGCAGAGCCTTACGTTCCGAATGGGCAGCCTGGCCCCCGAACTGACTGGCGGAATGTTGAACCTTCCTGGGGCAGCTATGCAGGATCCTAGGCTGTACGATGCTTTGAGTGCTCTGCAGCAAGATCCTTCACAAGTAGAGTCCTCTCCACTAGGCCGTCACCTTATGCAGTCTCCAGTCGCAAGCTTGGTCGGAGGTAATCCGGAAGCGGTAGTTGGAGCTACTGCTCAGCTGGCCAACCTTAACGTGATGTTGTCTGCGATGCATGACAGCTACCGGCAAACAGGTCAAGCTCCTAGCGGATATCAGGAGTTGCTCGAAGGGGCTCGTCGCTTGAGCGCCGCTCAGCAAAATCCGTCTTCTGGGCAGGTTCCGTTTACGGAGACGCTAGCTGAGCTACAACCAATAATGAGCGAAGTGTACAAAAACATGCAGCCTGCCGAGGAGACCTCTCCATGAGCGTACTTAAAGACCTTAAAAGAGCAAAGCAGTTTTCTGATGCCAAACAGTACTCTCAGAAGCATGACTTGATTCACGATTTGGTGCTCAAGGCTCCAAAAGAGTTCTACGTAGACTCTGAGAAGGATGGAATTGTAGGTTTGACGCATAGCGCCACCAACTTCAAGATTCACGTTCCTAAGAACGTAATAGGCAACTTAGAGCTAGGTCAGGCTCCTAGCAAAGAGTCTGCTGCTGCGACTAGCATTGGCGCTGGATTTGGAATGCCTAACATTTCTGGAGGTGGCGATGGCAGCTATGTCAAACTTCCCTCTTTGTTTGGCAGCATGAAGGCAGACCTTACCAAAGCAACAAAACAGGTGGGAGAAAAGAGCAAACAACAAACGCCTGTCGGCGGCACTGCTGCTGAAAAGCTGTATCCCGCCACGGCAGACTATATGCGTAAAAAGATGAGCCCAACTCCATTTGCATATAAGAATGCCGCACTGACATCGGATCTATCACGGGCATTGGGTTATAGCCCAGGGCTTTGGTACAACGAGGGCAGCTTTACTCCTGCTGCACAGACTCGATTTGGAAACCTTGTTTCAGGTGTAGGGCTTACAGGTTTAGGTTTAGCTGCAATTCCTGTACTTAAGTACATGTTCCCGGAGCGTTTTAGAGGCAAGGAAAAGGCCATGATGGCTTTGGCTGCTTTGGGCGGTATGAGTGCACCGTGGCTTGTTAACGCTCCTTCTACCATGGCAGACATCTCCAGAATGTCTTTGCCGAAGAACGAAAACTATACCGAAGCAGACAAGCAAAATATGCAGCAAGATTCTCGCAGGCGCTCAGGTATAATTCCGACCGGGTCTAATGCTCTTGTTGCTGAAGGTAAGGGTTCCACTAAGAATGGTTCCTATATACCTATGGACATGCAGATAGCTAGGACTCACTTAGCCGACGTGGTCAGCGAACAGATGCGCTCAGGGTATGTCGACTACGGCCAGGCTGCTGGACTTATGCTTCGTGCAAGCCGGGAATCCAACAAGCCCTGGTTTACGGTGAGGGATATCGCTCATGCTGCTATTGGAGCTGGTGCAGGCGCTGTTGCTGGAACCGCCGCAGCCAAAGGCATAGGTATGTTTGTTAATCTTAAGCCAAATGAGCAGAAACTAATGCAAGGCACAGGAGCAGCCCTAGGTACATTGATCAATCTAGGCAAGCTGTCCTTTTGAGCAATTTTATTAACTAAGGTAGAATTACACTATGACCAACGAAGAACTACAAGAATTTAGACAAGGCTTTTGCGAAAAGGCTGCCGAACTAGGAATCCTCCCTTCGGAACTAATGTCTTTTTCTGGCTATAAGCAATCCGGAGTAGACGATGTAGCTAAGAATACCCTGCATACTGGGCTACTCCTTGGCTCTTTGGGTCTGCTTGGAGGTACTGCAGCGGGAGCTCTTAGCAACTACCTTTACAATAAGGCTAAGTTTGAGTTGGATCCCGACGACTCTATTCTTCCTAACTATAGCGCCGTAGAAGAAGCCAAGAAGTTGCACCTATTGGCCAAATATCGCAATGCCAAGAAATTGGTACAGTCTGGACTAGCGTAATGCAAAAGCTGTCTGCCTTGGACTCTAACGATCTATTGTATGCTTTATTAGGTGCCGGCATTGGTGGCGCTGGCGGTTATGGTTTATACAAACTTTTAACCCCCAAAACTAAACAAACTTTAGGCTTAGGTCTAGGCTCTGGAGCTCTAGGTGCATTGGCCGGAGGAAGTCTGGGATACCTCGGCTCCAACGAATACCGGGCTACTAGAGCCGCCATGAGCGAAGCAGCAGCCGCTAAAGCAAAAGAAATAGGTAAAAAGGTACAAGAAGAGATTGATAAGGTACAGTCTCCTCCATGACTATTGGATCCCCTGCTGACGTACCGTTATTTAACTTTAAGCACCAGAACTTGAGTGACCCGCCATTCTTTGGCTCGGTGTCGCCAATAGTTAAAGAAAACGACAGCCAAGACAAACGACCACAAGAAACTCCATTTTTTAATTCTAGACAGTTCTGCCTCTGGAAAGATGGGGAGCTGGCTCAGTACAACCAATTAGTGGATGTTTTGGTAAAATGGAAAGACAGAGGATGGTGTGATTTTACGGAGGTTGCAGAGTGGGTTGAGTCCAAAGAAAACTGGACTTCGTGGATAAAGTACTACGCTCTATTGCAAATTCCGGCTGAAGAAATGCACCTCTATCTGTATGAAATGGATATAATGCGCATTAACACAAATGCGAACAATGTAAAGGAATCTACCTAATGACCTACTCCCATTATCTGCCGACTCTCAAGCAATCCAACATTACTGTGCAGGATGCTCTTGCTGCACTTAACCCAACAGACAGCTTGCTTAAGGACTACGCAATCTATGCAGGTGGCGGAGGTCTTGCCGGTGCTGGCGTTGGTGCTTTGATTAACGCATTGCGCGGAGAATCTAAGCTTAAGGGTGCTCTTATCGGCGGAGGAGTAGGTGCTGGATTGGGCGCTGGAGCCAAGGCCCTGGGAGATTATTCTCTAGCCGATCAGAAGGCTAATATCGAGGGTACTAAGGCTGACTTAGCAAAACTAAGAGCAGATTTCCCCATGCGAACCGGAGAAGGATATCTTTCTCCTGCGCGTAGTCCTTACCTCTCTCAGTTTGTAGATGCTGCAGATGCTCTATCGGCCTTGAACACAAGCAACACTCCAATGGCTTTTGAGCGTAGATACGAAAGCCGGCTAAATAAGGCTGAGCAGCAAGATCTTCTAGCTGCACTAAGAGACTCGCTTTCAAGCAAACTAGGAATTTAATTAATGCCTGCTCAAAGCAAAAAGCAACAACGCTTTTTTGGCTTGGTTAAAGCCATTCAAGAAGGCAAAGCTATCGGCTCTGGAAAGGCTGAAGAGGCTGCTGCTAGTATGTCTGAACAGGACGTACGAGATTTTGCCGGAACCAAGCATGAAGACCTGCCTGAAAGCAAGAAGGAATCTATGGATCCCAACGTAAGACAACTTCTTAACTATGCTGCAATTAGCGCAGGTATTGGATTAGGCGGCGCAGGTCTTTACGGTCTTTCAAAATACCTCCACGACGAATCCATGTTTGGTTTGCCTGGCCAAGAGGGCAGAGCCAAGCGCATGGAAAAGCGTATAGCTATTCCAAAGAGCCATAAGTTGGAAGATCTGCTTTCTGAACAGCAGGCCTCCAATCCAGCAGACATGCTTCCGGAAAAGGCAGATGAGCTAACCTCAGATCTTTCTGCCGATGTGATTGAAGACATGGAGTCTCCGAAATCCTCTGCCGACAAGTCAGCTACAACTCTCGGAGAGTATCTTACGGAACCTATGCTGTATGGTATGGCTACTCCTGCAGCCGTGCTGGCTCCAGGTATTCTTACTTTTATGCTGGGTACTCGTTTAGTGGATCAGCAGCGCAAAGCTAAGATGGATAAGAAGATTGATAAGGCTAAAAAAGAATTTGAAAAGGTTCTTTCAAAGCAGTCTTCTGATCTTCAAGCCCAGATCGACGCACTTACCAAGGTTGCATTCGATCCAATTTCTCCCGATAGAATAGTTACAGAGAAGGATCCTCACGGTCCAGGTTTCAGCATTCCAGGTGCTGCTTATGCCTTGGGTCTTGCTCCTGGTGTCGGGGCATTGCTTGGTTGGTGGATGATGAACAACAAGATGAAGGACGATCCTGAGAAGGCAAAACTGAAGACGTTGCAAAGCATGCTAAAGCGAGACATTGCCTCTGGTGCTTTGTCTTCTGGCATTGATCTCGAAGAGTCTGAAGAAGGTAAGCCAAAGTTCAAGCTTTAAGCTAGAGTACAAGTTCTATGCCTACGCCCGGCGCAGACGACTTAAACCAACTCGTAACCCCTCTTGCCCCGGTGCTGAGGGGTTTTAGCGATTATCGCACTACTCGTAAAAACATATTTGATGGAGTGCGTAATGCGGTGGCGAAGAAGTTCCCGCTTCAGAATGCCCGCTACACAATTGAGGCTGCGGATCTTCATTACGGCAGAGAAGAGCCGTATTCTCTAAAAGAACAGCAAGAGGCCTTGATGCAAAATCAAAGCCTCTTTGTTCCTCTTAGAGGCAGGCTTGTAATGAAGGACAATGCCACTGGTCAGGTAATGGACCAGACGGACAGATCCATAACCTTGGCTCGTGTTCCCTATCTTACGGACCGTGGTACTTTCATAAATGCTGGCAGCGAATACACTGTTGCTAATCAGTCTCGTCTTCTTGCAGGACCATATGTCCGCAAGAGAAAGTCCGGTGAGTTTGAGGCGCACTTCAACACCATGCCCGGCAAGGGTCGTGGTTTTCGCGTTGCATTCATGCCTGATACGGGAAAGTTTGTTGCTGAGATAGGCCAGTCCGTTGCTCCAGCTTATCCCATGTTCAAGGCTTTAGGCGTCGATGATTCGGTGCTGGAGAGAACCTGGGGCAAGGAATTGCTGGAATCTAATAAGCTCGGCTCCAGCTATGACGCAGCACGTATATATGAGCGTCTTACTAACAATCCCTCCAAGGGACTAGATGACAATACTATCTACCAGGGAATCAAAGATGCGTTGAATTCCACGGAGCTTGATCCTGAGGTTACCCGACGCACTCTGAGCTATGCCGGAGCCCTTCGCAAAAAGGCAGATGTGCCTATTCGCGGAACGCTCAAGATAGAAGACACCGGGTACATAACCGTACCTGCCGGTCTGGTTGACGGAGTGTTCTATGCCCTGCGAGATTCCGATAAATCTCCGGCAATTGCCCCAGTCAACGACAAGGGCCGGCTGATAGTAATCACTAGTGACGAGATTCGTCAGCTGAAGAAAGTATTCAAGAAGAGCTTTGAGGCCACCTGTGGCTCCGGCCGTAGATTCACCTATCAGATCCGTGGAGTGCTGCCTCCAAGCAACGGAGAGTACTGCATCGATATCGAGTGCCCGGAACTTGAGCAGTTGCGCAGAAGTCTCCTGTTGGAGGCCAAGCCTCGCGGTGGATTCCGGTTGGCAGTAGGTGTAAAGGTCGCCTCTGACATCAATGACCTATTAACCGAAAAGCAGGCAGCACCGCAAACTGCCGGCTTTGATGCCGCAGATTACGAACAGCTTCAGCTGAATGAAGAGGACTTCGGCCGTATTACCGGCAATACTCTGCTGCGGGCATCTCAGAAGATTCTAAATGCTCAAAAGGGTTTTGAGGATCAGGACGACCGTGACTCCTTGGCCTATCAGAAGTTCCTGAGCGCAGAGGACTTCTTCTCAGAGCGCATTGAAAAGGACGCAGGTGCAACTCTACGCACCGCCATGTTCAAGGCTACCAACAAGGGTAATCTCAATGCCTTCAAGAACGGAGTATTCACTCCTGTACTGAATGGCGTATTGCTTGGTTCCGGACTGGGAGCTCCCATCGAGGAAGTCAATCCGATGGAGATCCTGGACCAGAACATGAGAGTTATCCGCACCGGAGAAGGCGGCATAGGCTCCGCTGCACACGGCATTCCAGTAGATAGCCGTTCGGTGCAGCCCTCTCACTTAGGCTTCCTGGATCCGGTACGTACTCCGGAATCCGATAAAGTAGGTATCGACCTTAGACTTACCGTAGGCTCCTACAAGGGAGCTGATGGTCAGATTTACTCCAAGATGCGCAAGGTCAAGACAGGAGCCATGGAACCTGTGGCTGCCCGTACACTGACCGACTCTATAGTCGCATTTCCAGGAGAACTCGCACGCTCGGCAAAGACCGGAGATCCTGTAAGAGCCATGGTGCGTGGCCGCATTTCCTATGTCGATCCTGCAGAGGTCGAGTACGAGGTGCCTGCCTACAGCAACATGTTCAACGTCAACTCCAATCTTGTTCCAGGTATTTCTGGAATCAAGGGTGGCCGACTGCTCATGGGCTCCAAGTACTTTACCCAAGCGTTACCTGTCCAGGAGGCCGAAGCGCCCCTGGTACAGGGATTAGATCCCAATGATCCGGAAGGCAAGTCGTTTGAGGAGCAACTGGTTCCTCACCTTGGCGCAGTACAGTCGGAGCCGGAATTCGGCAACGGTTTGGTTACTGCGGTAACTCCGGACTACGTCGAAGTAAAGCACGGCAAGGAAAAGCGTCGCTACGAGCTGTACAACAACTTTCCGTTCAATCGCAAGACCTATATCCATAACACTCCGATGGTCAAGATCGGAGACCAGATCAAGCCCGGACAGCTGTTGGCTAAGTCCAACTATTCTGACGATCAGGGCAGAATGGCCATGGGTCGCAATCTGAAGGTGGCCTATACGGTATGGGGAGATCCGGAGCTTGGAGGCTCCAACTTCGAAGACGGCGTGGTAATGTCTGAATCCGCCGCAAAGAAGATGTCCTCCGAGCACATGTACACCGTCGGCTATGACGGCAAGGACGACTACGAAGCCAACTTTAGCAAGTTTGTATCTCTATTTCCCGGCCAGTACAACAAGGATCAGCTCAAGAACCTTGACTCCGCAACAGGTGTGGTCAAGCCGGGCACCGTGCTTAATCCTGGCGATCCTATTATCCTAGGCGTAGGTGAGCGTAAGTCTGATACGTTCGGCCTGATGAAGAAGGCTCGGCCAAGCTATACCAACCGTGCTCAGACCTGGGACCACAGCCAGCCAGGAGTAGTTACCAACGTAACCAAGACTCGCAGTGGATACCAAGTAGCGGTAAAGTCCTACAAGCCGATGTCCGTTGGAGACAAGCTGGTAGGTCGATACGGAGACAAGGGTGTAATTTCCACTATTATTCCTGACGCAGACATGCCAAAGGATAAGGACGGTAACTCGTATGAAGTCATCTATAATCCCCTGGCTCTTGTCACTCGCGTTAACCCTGTGCAGGCCGTGGAAGCCGCAATGGGCAAGATTGCCGCTAAGAACGGGCAGCCCGTCAAACTTCCGGCGTTCATGGACGAGAGCTTCATCGATTTCGCTCAGCGAGAGCTGAAGAAAGCCGGCATGGCGGATACCGAGACGATCTATGATCCTCGGTTGAACCGAAATGTAGACAATGTGTTTACCGGCACTCGTTACTTCATGAACCTGCACCACCAGGCAGAGAAGAAGCTGAGCGCTCGTGACACCGGCGGCTACAGCACCGAAGAAGCTCCAGTCAAGGGCGGAGAAGAAGGCGCCAAGCGCATCTCGATCTCTGACATGAATGCCATTCTGGCCCACGGTGCAATCGAGGTCTTGAAGGACGCCCGACTTATCCGTGGCCAGAAGAACGACGAGTACTGGAGAGCTATCAAGACCGGAACTCCAGTTCCTTCGGTCAACGTTCCATTTGTTTGGGACAAGTTCGTAGCTCAGCTCAAGGGCTCTGGAGTAAATGTCGAACGCCAAGGCGGAGCTGTAAACATCTATGGCATGAGTGGCTCCGATGTTAAGAAGATGTCTGGAGGAGAAGTAAAGGACTTCCGAGATATAGACTTCAAAACCGGTAAGGCCTATGACGGCGGCTTCTTCGACGAGAAGATCTTCGGAGTCAATCAGTCTTCATTCGGACACTTTCCTCTTGCTGCCAAGATGGTCAATCCAGTCATGGAGGACGTGGTTCGTTCCTTGACTGGTTTGACCAAGAAGGACTTTGAGTCCGTCGTTTCAGGCGAGACCGTAAAGGGCATCAAGGGCATGCAGGGCTTGGAGGCCAAGCTTGCAACTCTGGATATTCCCAACGAGATAGACCAGACTCGTCGGGAGATCACGGCATCGAAGGGCCAGAAGCGCAGCAATGCTATTTCCAAGCTTTCATATCTGGAAGGAATGCAGAAGCGCAAGCTGAAGCCTAGTGACTTCCTCTGGGAAGACATGCCTGTGCTGCCTCCTCGCTTTAGACCCATTACCGATACCGGCAACATGCAGATGGTCTCGGATATGAACTACCTATACAAGGAGCTGTTCAGCATGAACGGCAACTTGAAGGAGCTGCAGTCTGAGCTGGGCCAGGAAGCTACAGGCAAGGAGCGCCTGGCTCTGTATAAGATGTTAAAGGCAACCGTAGGTCTTGCCGATCCTGCCAGCGCTAAGCTGAAGCAGAAGAACGTCAACGGCCTTATTCGGCATATTCTGGGCAGCAATCCCAAGTTCTCGATGTTCCAGCGCAAGGTACTGAGCTCCACGGTAGAAGGCGTAGGAAATGCTGTAATTACCCCTGATCCTTCGCTGGACATGGACCACGTTGGAGTACCGGAAGACATGGCTTTCTCTGTCTTCCGTCCATATGTAGTAAGGGCATTGGTGGCTTCTGGAGCCAATCCCTTGGAAGCCATGAAGCAGGTGGAGAGCCGTACTCCTACGGCCCGTCGAGCCTTGCTTTCGGAGATGGAACGCCGCCCGGTGATGATCACTCGTGCTCCGGTTCTGCACAAGTACAACTTCATGGCAGCACGCCCCAAGCTTACCACTGGCAGTACGCTAAGGTTGTCTCCTTCCGTAGTCGTAGGCTTTAACGCAGACTTCGACGGAGACCAGATGCGATTGCACGTACCTAGTTCTGAGAAGGCAGTAGCCGAAGCCTACGAGCGCATGCTGCCTAGCCGTAACCTAATGTCCGCTGCTACGTTCCAAGCGCAGCCGTTCATAAAGAACGAATTCCTATACGGTCTTTATTTAGCTAGCAAAAAGGCTCCCGATAAAGACAACGTCAAGGTCTTCCAAACCAAGGACGATGTCATAAAGGCGTTTAATCGCGGTGAGCTAAGCCCAACAGATACCGTAAAGATACTAGGTAAGTAATCGTGGCCAAGAAGCCTAACAACATCTCCAAAGCTGTAGAACAGGTAGCTCAGTTATCTCATCTGCCAGGAGATGTACTTGAAACAGTAGCGGTACAGGATCACAGCCCCGAACAAACTCCGTTCAGAGGATACGAAGATCTTAAACAGCAGTTCTTTGGGCCTACGCTTTTAAACAAACAAAGACTGTGGGAGCTTGGAGATACCGCTCTTTATCAAGGAGCCTACGGTTTGCCTAGTGCTGCCATAGGTGGATTGACTGCAGGGCCTGCCGGCATGTTTGCAGGTTTAGGTATAGGTAAACTGTTGGGCCAACTACATCTGTTCTCCAAAGAGCGAGAACGAGTCGATGCTGCTTTAAATACTTTTAATAAAACAGAAAAGCAACTGCTAAATGATATAAATCGCTCTGGTAGAAACTGGGGGATTACTGCAGCTTTGCTTGCTGGACTAGGTGCTGGAGGCGCCGGCTATCTTGCTGGTCATGATAGATTTGGCAAGACGCTTACTCCAATTCTTGAGGGTGGAGCTGCAGCAAGCTTGGCATCGTTACTAGGCAGTCTGGCTGGCCAACATGTTGCCAAGCAGCGCGCCATGAAAAATCCTAAGTTTAAAGCTATAATAGATAAATATAACAAACTTGAATAATGATAAAGTTGGCCAACAATCTTTCTGCCTTGCACTCCTTCCGCATCAAGCGTGCGGAGGAGAATCCTTTATGGGAAGGTGTAAAGGCATTTGGTTCTCAGCTGGTAGAGCCATTTAGTGGAGCAGCACACTACTGGACCGGTGGGCGTATTGGCTCAGATTATGCTGATGATTCCCCATGGGTAGATACTGTACGTCGAGTATACAACGCGCTACCAGGTCCAAATCAGCTAGAGCTTCAATATAAAGACCCTCTGTTAGATGCAGCAGCTGCGTCTTTGGGAGTCAGCGGAGCTGCAGCTGGAGGAGCAGGATTGGCCCTTGCAGCTCCCGTAGCCCCACATGCTCTTCGCTTTGTAGCAGCGCCTACAGGGGCTGCTCGCTATGCCCTGCCTACGGCAGCTAGGGCAGGACAAGTATTTAAAACTGTAGCACGTCCTGCTGCTGCTTTAACCGTACCTAAAGTAATTGGAGATACTATTGGTGCAGCGGCTTCAGCAGTGCAGAATATAAATAACTACCAAGTCGAGGCCATACAGTCTTTATTAGACGCTGGATACTCTCCTGAAGATGCATATAGACTGGCCTACAAGATGGGCTGGGGCGGAGTTTTGCACGCTGGAAAAGAATATCTCTCCAGCCCCTACCACTACATATATCGTCAAGGTGGCAGCAATCCCATAGATGCAAGATTCGCCAGTTCCATGGGCAGTCCTAAACCGCATAATGCCTTTACTGCCGCTACAGAAGCAGCCAAAGTTTTATCCTCTGGTCCTATAGGGGCTGTAGGCAAGACTCTGGGCTACGGCGCCATAAACCAGTTAAAGTCCATACCTGGAGCTATACAGGGAACCGTACAGCAGGCTATGACACAATTGCCAACTGCCGCATATTCTCCTAATGCGGTGCAGTCTGCGCAAGACGCCGTCAATAACTCGCGATTCTATGCCAGTATGAGAAACTATTATGGAGATGACTTTGCTCCAATTGCTACGCACTATGGACTAACTTCCACTCTAGGGCCTAAGCCACCAGCTGGCACATTAGCTAGAAATAACGCTAATAGCTATAATTCATCTCTAACTCAATAAAAGGATATTAAGCATGACACCATACTCTCATTACGTTCCTTCATTTAAACAGGCTGCTCGCGAAGTAGATTATAAAAAGCGTCTTGCTAGAGGCGCCCTAGTTGGCGGTGGCGGCGGAGCTTTAGCTGGAGGCCTATATGGTGCTCTGCTTGGCGCAGCTGGTTCGTCTGGCAATGTGCCGAACGCATTGGCGACGGGCTTACTGGGTGCAGGAGCAGGCGGTTTAATTGGCGGTGTCGGCGGAGCCTTAGGTAATGCTCTGGCGGGTTACGAAAACGAAGACATCATTACTCGTTCTGATAAACCAAACTATTTGAGAAGAGCTTTGATGGGCGCATTGAAGGGAGGCTTCACAGCAGCTCCAATAGGCGCACTGGCTGGTTTAGGCCTTGATGCTATGGAAGGTCAGGGCGGAACTCCCGGAGTAGATAAGGCCCTGATCGGTCTTGGCCTTGGAGCTCTGCTTGGAGCAGGCGGAGGCGCAGCAAGCGGATTGGAGATGCCCTACCTCAATCCGGACATGTACGCACAAGAAGAATGATTAAACTGGCGAACAATCTTCAGGCCCTTAAGGCACACCAGACTCAAAGCGACTTTACCAAGCAGGCTTTGATAGCCACTACCATCAGTGCGTTGGCTCACGGCCTGACTGCTCCTGAGGACAAGGTTCGCATGTCCAGGATACTTAGAGGCGCTGCAAAAGGCCTAGGTGCTGACGTAGGCGCTCTTTTGGGTGCGTGGAATGGAGCAGCTCTTGGAGCAGGTACTACCAATGCGTTGTACGGACTAAGCACCGATATCAGCAATAGAGTAAAGGATGTTGCTACTTATGGCGCTTTGGGAGGTTTGGTGGGAGCAGGCGGTGGAGGAGTAGGCGGCTACTTGCTTGTAGACAAACTACTAAGTATGATGGATAACAAGCCCACCAAAGCCAAAGACTGAGTGTACTGAACGCATCCTTAGACCCCCGTTAGCCTCAAAACTAACGGGGGTTTTCATAACTAAATAAAGGCCTATACCTAGTTACAATAACTAAGTACAGTCTTTCGCACTCAAAAAGGAGCATTTATGGGCACGGTTGCAACCTTTGCCGTGACGCACACTGATCCAGCCGGCAGAGAGTGGATCTATCTGGGTAGAGTCAGCTTCAACGCATTCGGCCATTACTGCGGATATCTCACTGTTCCTGCAGACCACGGGCTCTTCCAGACGATCAAGCACGATAAAGAGCAGACCTTGGAGTACATGTTCGAGGTCCACGGGGGGATCACCTACAGCGAACCAAGTCTTGTTGATGGAAATTGGGAGTTGGGGTTTGACTGCGCCCATAGCTGTGACTATCGTACAGGCATGGGTTGCTTCAGCTTCAACTACTACCCCAAGGCAGCTCTGGACATTAAGTTGTCCGGAGCACACCGTTTCAGAACTCGGACCTATGTATTGCAGCAGCTAGAGCATCTAGCGCAGCAAATACATCAGGTCCAATGCGAGTTCATAGCCTCGCAGCCTAGCTAATCTTTTAGCACCCGTAGCTAAATGGTTAAGCAGCCTGCCTTATAATCAGGTTAAAGCACCGGCCAGATAAGCCGGATAATGTGGGTTCGAATCCCACCGGGTGCATTCATGAAGTATCAACTGAAGATGGGCGTATGGGTTTGGCCAGTGCTGTTCGATACAGAACAACAGGCTTTGGAGGAGGCCTTGTGGCAGTTCAGGCAGCTGTTCTCCGCACACAGGTACTATATATCCGAACCGTACCGGTGGAAGTGCTGGGCAGGGAAAAAGCACCTCTCCTACAAAGTGGTGGATCGGCAGGCCGAAAGCCTGGTGCCGGGATTCGCTAGAATTCAGTTCTACATAAGCGAACATCAACCTGAGGGTAATGCGTCTGGAGATGCCGAGCTCAGCTATCCAGATAGTCCGGCCGGTCTGCATGCATCTGCGGCATGCGACAAGACCGCTATAAGAGGCTAAGGCTGCCCTGAAGATGTCTGTATGGGTTCTAGATGCCCTGCAGCGCAGCATACGACAAGGCGTACTGCCAGTGTTTGCCGAACTGGAATAATCGGCTTTTGCGGATGTAACTCAACGGTAGAGTGCTAGCCTTCCAAGCTAGCTGTTGCGGGTTCGAATCCCGTCGTCCGCTTTCAAGAAAGGACCGTCATGAAGCTGGTGATAGACACCGAGACCAACGCCATCGACTTCAATGCCTGGAACAAGGGAGACCGATCCTCTCTTACCAAGCTGCATTGCCTGTGCGCCATTGATGCAGACACCGGATACGAATACACCTTCGAAGGCGACAATCTGTCATTCGGAATGTGGATGGTGTACACCGCAGACGAGATCATCGCCCATAATGCGGAGTTCGACGTCAACGTTCTGCAGACCTGGACACAGAAAACTTTGAAAACTCCCCGGGTGTTCTGCACTTACCGTCGGGCTAAGTCGATGTTTCCAAATGGATTTCGGGAAAAACGAATCCGGAATCCCGATCGTAAGTTGTCTAACTCTCTGGAAGCCTGGGGCTATAGACTAGGAGTGCACAAGGACAAACCTCCTATTGACTGGAGTCGTCAATCCCCTAAGATGGCTTCCTACTGCATGCAGGACTGCAGGGTCACCTGGGCCCTGTACAAGTTCCTGAAGCGCAGAATCAAGTGGGGCAAGCTGGCTCCAGTCCTAGAACTCTGCAGCAGCTAAACAAGGAGTCCTCGTAGCTCAGTTGGATAGAGCATCGGATTTCTAATCCGATGGTCGTTGGTTCGAATCCAACCGGGGACGTTCCTCTTTCATGGGGCCTGGTCACACTTCAAAAGTGGCCAGGCCCTTTTCAAATGCTAAGAAAAATAGAATTCGTAATGGAGTGGTGGCTGGCCCACACTCCAAATTGGATGCAGCCCAAGCTGTTCTGGACTGCGTATTACAAGACTCTGGACACCTTCTTCGTAGGACAGCACAGATGAAAAAGTTAGAAGTAGTCATACTTCATCCCGCCGGCAAAGACTCGGTTCAAAAGGTGGAGAGAACCTCGATTAACACCGCAGAGATACCGTCTATTCTGGAATCCTGGCCGATGGCCATAGACCTGGGAGATGGCCTGATGATGTTTGTGCCGGAAAAAGACGAGCCTGGAAAACACAACGAACTGGCTAGTAAGCTGATGCTGATATGCAGAGGAGTCAGCTACCAGGTTTGCGGAAAAGCGATATTTATGGGGGTCAAGAACTCCAAGGAAATCAATGCGCCTAGGTGGACCGAGATCGTCCTTAAGAAGGCAGACTATGTGACCATAGTCTTTGAATCATGATTTACTTTATGACGCCATTCTGGTACGACTGTCCGAATCCCGATCGCTATGACGAACTTGGAAAGTGTTTGACAAAAAACAGCAGAAGCTGTTTTTCATCCAATCCAACCGCAGAATTAGTGCTCTTTAGCGAGTTTACTCCTGAGGCCTATGTTCGTTTTTCTGAAATTAGAAAACAAAAAGTTGGATGTGTACGGCTCGCGGAATCAAGTGTTCGCCCGACCTATCAGGACTTCTTTGATTATTCTAATCGGGGTACGACGGAAGATTTGTACATTCTGGCAAACTCAGACATACTGATAGAGCCTGATGTGTTGGAAGAACTCGACCAATACGTAACTGGAGACATGTTTCTCTGTCTCACCCGATGGATACCTTCTGCCTACGAAGGCCTTTGGTCTCTAGATCCCCTGGGCAAGTACTGTCAGGACACCTGGGTGTGGCGTGGACCGTGCAGAATTAAGAACGCCAACTTTCCGTTGGGCATACCGAGATGCGATCATATGATCGCCAAGGTGGCGGTCGATGAAAAATACGATGTTCGGAATCCATCGCTTGACATAGTTACAAAACACATGCATGATGTCGAATACCGGTCCTATACTTCAAAGGATCGAGTGGATGGCATAGGTGCATATGTACTGCCCCGGCGTAAATGACAAGTTGCGCTCGTAACTCAGTTGGTAGAGTAGCGGACTTTTAATCCGTAAGTCGTGGGTTCAAGTCCCACCGAGCGCATTGAGGTCGTGTTGGCCTCGCAGGTATTATGTGTTTAAGGACCAGCCATAATACCTGTCCCGCCCTGATGACGAAACTGGCAGACGTAGCAGACTTAAAATCTGCAGCCGAAAGGCGTGTGGGTTCGATTCCCACTCAGGGCATTAGGCTTTGTGGCGGAACTGGCAGACGCATCGGATTCAAAATCCGACGCCCTCTAAAGGCGTGTGGGTTCGATTCCCACCAAAGCCATTATGAAACCAAAAATAAAGAAACAAAAGCCGTTTCGAATGACCGTGCTGGTCAGTAAAGCGTGCTTGAACAAAGATCAAAAGCCCAACTGGCCCAGCGTGGTCTACGTTGAGCAGCTTGAAGACGACACATACAAACTAGTCCTGGAGAGCACAGACTGGCGTTGGTTGATAAGAGTGGTCGAGCACATGAAAATTACAATTGGAATAAAAAGTCATCCGGTAATGGAGTATCTGGGGCCTTATGCCAATCCCAGTGCCTTATCGGATGTAGTTGTTTAAGCAGAGCTTACCTGCCTGCTTTTCCCCTAGGTATCAAATGCCTAAAAAGAAAGAACTTAAAGTAACTCTAGTAAAACCAGTCCCTGGATACAAAGGAGTACCTACCCCGGTGTTCGAGCAGCGCGTTGTCGAGATAAACATGCGCTCGCTGGCAGAGATAGAGCGTTTGGAGAAGCTGATAAACACCTACGAAGCGCTAGTAGTATTGTTGGAGCAAGAATGGTCACCAAAGAAAACAATGCACAAGGACACTCTAAGGCAAATTGCTGCACTAAAGACAGCTGCAAAGAAACTGCGGTCTACAGTCCTATGAGAGGCTGGCTTGCGGCGCTGCTTGCCGTTACCATGATTGTGGGTCTACTGGCCCTTGTACTGGTCCTATTGGCCATTCCTGTGGCTTTGATGTGGCAAGGAGGTTGGTGGGCCATGCTTGGCCTGCTGATCTGGTCTCTGCTGCACACCATTTCTCGTCTACTGCAAAAGGTGCTTTAACGCGTTAACATAATCTACCGCTGATTAGCACCATGCAACCATTCCCAATTTATCCCAATTATGACTTTGTAGACGTGATGAACATTCAGCTTCCAAAAGGCTGGGTAATGCTGGGAATAGATCTGCTACATGAGTTCAATACTCTTAGACAGCAGCAGCTAGTCTCCAGAGATTTCACCGTGCAAAGCATGAAGGAGTTGTACGGAACCCTGGATGTAAAGTTGGTTAATCCTACGTTGATATCTGTAAACATTGTAAAGGGGTTCTCCCTACAGGCTTCCAGAACCTGCCAGGACTGCGGTTACTATCCCAGCGCAATGCACAAAAGAAATAAATGGTTGCGAGTGCTATGTACAGAATGCGCTCGTAAATCACATTACGCTCTTGTTTGACACTTGAAGTTTCTTTGCTAGACTGCGACCCTGTAGGGTCGCACTTCGCGACTGAAACCTAAGAAAAGGAATCGAATGACATTTACCGAAATCGCCGTAATCGCATTTGCCTGCACCACTGCAATCATGGGCGCTCTCTACTGGCACGAGCTTTCCAAGGCTGCCCGTAAGGCACAAGAGGGGGAGTTTGAGTCCGTTCGTAGGGACCTGTGGGAAGCAGTTGAAGACCTGCGCCGAGACACGCTGCGTCGTACAGACGAAATCGAGAGAGTAGTCGCTGATCAGGACGATCGCATCAGCCGCTGCTCCTCCACCAAGCCCCGCTGAGAGCGTGCGGGCGTGTTACCCAGGCCTGGAGTATGCTCTGCGCTGCTCCAGGCCTGCGGTTTGGACAGGTGTCCGAGCGGTTGAAGGAGCAGCATTGGAAATGCTGTGTAGGAGCAATCCTACCGTGGGTTCGAATCCCACCCTGTCCGTTTCATGGGGTCGCTACAGCCGGTTGCTGTCTCGATATTACGAAGTATCGAAAGATATGATTGCAAAGATCAAAGCATTGTATGACTATTCCATATTTTATCGCGGAATATGGAAGACCAGCATTATCACCGTGCTGTCATCTATGTCAGTGTTCCTTCGGAAGAACCTTGTTCTATACAATCATATGCGGGTTCAACTCCCGTCGACTCCACTCTGTGACTTGTAGCTTAACAGACCAAAAGCACCGGAGGATAAACCGGAGAATGCAGGTACCCGCTGGAATCCTGCCAAGTCACAGCCAGTAATAAGGCCGGAAGCACAATCCCTAGAGGATGCAGTCCCATCCCCTCGCTGAAGGTGGCAGATTAGCTGTCGAGGCTTCAAAGGACCCGTAGGGTCAAGCCAGGTCATAACGGATTCCTGGCACGAATTTAAACCATGGTTACAGCAACATCAAAAATTCTAGACTTACTAGAGCCAAACACAAAAGCCAAAAATGCTGTACGAGCCGTATGGCTTCGCGGCTCTGCTGCTTACAAATTAAAAATAGAGCGGCGCCATGTAGACCACTTGATACTCAACGATCTAGCCCATTTCTCTAGAGGCTTTTGGATGGCTCAGAAAAACATAGGGGCTGTCACTTGCAGCAAATTCGACAAATGGCTTATAGAGGCCGGCTTAGATTGGGAAAGCCCTAATCTTGAGATAAGTTCTGAGTTTTTGCCTCTTTTGCACATCGAAAGACCACAAATGAACAAAGTAATGGTGGGAGTCAAGTGTCCTAAATGCCAGCAGGCTTTCTTTCTGCCGGACTTGAAGTCCGTCAGCGATGCGGACAACTCCACGATGAACTGCGCTCACGAGCAGTGCCGTGAACTGATCCTGGTGCGAAAGGGAACAGCCTATCGATTTCACCAGTACATGCATGAGCAGGATCCCCGTTGGCCTGCGGATGGCTCAGGTACTGGCTACGTAACTCTTGAGTAAGGATACATCAATGAGATGCCTAGTTTGTGCAGATCCACTCTCAATGTCCGATTCGGACCATGGGCACAAAATATGCGAATTGTGTTCTCCTAGAGAGCACACCAAGCGCACCATGGAGCGTCTGTGGGGGCCTAGGTGCAAAAGCTGGGATTCAGATTGTGTGCTTTGCCGTGCTTGGAAATTCTTTGAAAGCAAAGGAAAGGTTCCCTCGACGGAAGACTGCCTTTGACTTTCGCTGGAAGCTGAGATATGCTTCCAGTCTTAGGGCCTGACCAGGTTTCGACTGGTGATTGTTGCGATAGAGAGCAAGCCGGAGTTGGTCGAAAGGCTCCGTAAAAAGTCGACTAAATCAAGACTGCCAACGAATGGTACGTCCCCTCTGAGTCCCCCGCTCTCGCAGCGGCCTGACTTGGAATCCTGAGCAGGACTCCTGCTAGACGCTCAGGATAAAACCCAGCAGGGTATGGCGGTGGAGGCTTCCGAGCCAACCCCGTTGAGAATCGAAGTCGGATAGGATCTGCAAACCCTGCCCATGGGGTCGAGCAAATCCGAACTGCAATTGTGGGATAAGCTTGTAGTTGCTCTTTCAATACGTCATTCAGCACGGGGGTTCGACTCCCCCCAGGTCCATTGTCTCAATCAGGGAGGGTTTGCGCATTCCCAGATAACGCAATTTTCACATCACTTGTATGGAAGCAAGTACATGACGAAGGCTAAGGATAGCGTTAAGTTTGGCAATCTCGCACTCAGCATCGGCTGCAAGGAAGCTGCCGTGCTCAAAGACGCGGAGGGAAACGTCATCGCTCGGATTCTGATCAACGAGCGTCACGGAGAAGACGCCATTATTCGCATTCTCATCCAGGCTCCAAAGGACATTGGCATAGTCCGAGAGCCGGTAACACGGAAAACCCGAGTGCCCGGCGTGGCGGGAACACGCAGCGTTGAAAAGACGCGGCTGGCGTAAATGCTATAAACAGACACAGGGTTCATTCCAGTTCGTCTGATAACACCAGTAATTTGGTTCAAGTCCAAAGGCACTCCTATGACACTACTGAAGATCTACCTGGCTCTCTACACCTATTGGGTGTCTCGAAAACTCTGAATGCTCAGAGGATCCCTCTTTGGAACCTGTCTCTTAACGGAGGCAGGTTCTTTTATGCACAAGACCTTAGTAAGATTGTTAAGGCACGAGCTGAACAGTCTGCCTGCCGCCGTACAGTGGTCCAAGCTAGCGGAGCTGACGCATCAAGCGTTGGATTTAGTCCTACTGCAACAGAAGTACGTTGAGTCTCAACGTAGACTGGAATCTTCACTGTGGGAGCAGAACAACAAGATCCATAAGGACATGCGGGAGCTGGCCAGGGCTCTGAAGTACTACCTAGAAAAAGACCCGCCTGCAGACGTAACCAAACAAAGACTGGAGGAACTCATAGACAAGGCCATGAAGGACAAAGAGATAAGCTACGGAATAAAGGAAGAGTCATGAACATTTTTGCCACCCACTGCGATCCTGAGATTGCCGCACATACTCTGTGCGACAAGCACATACCGAAGATGATCGTCGAGACCACGCAGCTGCTATGCACCGCACACAGACTGATCGACGGCGTTCAGGGCCAGGGTCTCACCCTGACCAACAGAAACGTAAAGCGCTGGACTCTGCCGGATCCCGTACTGGAGACACAGCTGTATCTGGCCAGCTACGTAAATCATCCATGCTCCGTCTGGGCCAGGAGCACCCATGAGAACTACCTATGGCTGCATCGGCATGGTGCTGCCATGTGCCGGGAGTACACTCGTCGGTACGGCAAGGTGCATCGGTCCGAACCGGTAATGTCTCTGTTGCGATATCCTCCTGGCAAGATTCAGACCGGAGCTCTGGAGGCATTCGCAGTAGCGATGCCAGACGAGTACAAGCTGACAGGGCAGGTGGAGAGTTACAGAAACTACTACATTCGGGCAAAGTCTCGGTTTGCGTATTGGAAGGACGTCAATACGCTGCCGCACTGGTTCTGGAGAGGATGCAAGGATCTGGGAATAGCATTTAAAAATGATTCTCCGGATCTAGATGCAATGATGCTCATCGATCAATTGGCTGCCAAGTCCATACATGTAGCAGGAAGACTATGAGCACAAAGGAAGAAGAAATAAGATCATTGATGTGGGCCAGAAAGTTTTTCATGGACCTACTAGACACAAGACTCTTTCCCAAGGTTCCAAGAGCTGTTAGGAATACGGCCTATACCGTCTATCAGATGGTGGATAGGCTGGAAACAGAGCCGGCATGCAGCCATGCTGACAAGGTTGCCGGTTTGAATGCCGGTAGAGATTTTCTGCTTAATCTTTTGGATCCCGTAAAGACTCCTAGAGTTCCTGGAGACGTACGAGATCTGGCGTTCCGTATATCTAAGCATTATCCAATGCAATATACGCACGACCTAAAGGTCAAAGGACGCACCTTACCCGAGCCCCTATACAAGGGAGGTTCCATATGGGCCTAGACACCTATGCCATGAGACACAATCCGAAGTTCGATCCAACCGTTCCAGAGGACACTCCTGATCGGGAATACCAGTACATTCCGATGGAGGATGAGCTGTTCAAGGATGTTCCCAACTGCCTGTGTGGCGGAATGTTCTCCGGCAACGGAGCAGGCCACAGCTTCAGAGGCAAGGTGTACGACGACGTGGTTCAAAGTATTGCCAACGAAACGTTGTACCAAGAGGAGATACCAAACGAGATAGTGCGAGAGATAGCGGATGCCTTTGCTTCCGCTACTGCTAGAGGATTTAACAACAAAAAATGCCGACTACACGACATCAGTCCTGCCGAACTAGAAGCTCTGACCGCATGGTTCAGAGTAGTGGCGGACAATGGTGGCGTAGTAGTTGGCTGGTGGTGATCAGCAAGGGTACGCCTGTGCGTTCCATTTAGCATTCAAATACATAAGTAATGTTGTTAAAATAGTCTAAGAGGATTTATGGATCCGACTCTCAAAGCAGATGGGTTTGAGTCAGCGTTTCTAGGCACCATAGATCGTTGTGGACAGCCTACGATCTTTGTGTATGACTACTCTCTGGCGGTTCGGCTGCTCATGACCAGAGACAAAATGTCTATGGATGAGGCAATGGAATACCTGGAGTTCAATGTAGTGGGCGCCTGGGTAGGTGCCGGCACTCCTGCATTTCTAAAGAGATGTCGTCTTTCAGACGCAGAAAAGCAGTTTTACGGAGAAGACTTTGAGGAAGAAGACGTTCACGATGAGTGACTGGTTGTTAAACGCTTTTAGCGCTTTAATCGTAATTGCCTTAGCTGTAGCCGTAGGCGTGATAGTAGTCGTATGCTACGTGATAGATTCAATCACCAAGAGATGACCATGACAGATCCCACTCGTACCTATACCAAGCTCGCCCCGGACACCGTGTTTCCCTTTGACCAGATAGAGCAGTTCAAGGCTTGGCACGATGCTGCCATGACTGCTCTACGAATCAAGGATCAGAAGATAGAGCAACTTGAATCTGTGGTCAGGCATATGGAGCAGGATAACCAGGACACCTGGACTAAGCTTCCATATCTTATACAGGACCTCCAGGCGGCCCGGCAACAGATTGAAAGTCTGACCAAGGAACTGGCAGAACTGCAGCGTCAAAGTGCCGAGCTGCAGCGTGATCTCCTACGGCCGTATCCCACTGCTCCATTTCCATGGCCTCAACCTTGGATATCCCATAACACTGGGCCTGGACATCAATGACCTACGAATACAACGATAAAGCACTTAGTACTTTATCCAAAGTAGTGAGTAGGTACCTAAACTTCAAATACAAGAAGTGGGTACTTCCTGGCCACGGTTTAGACGATATAAGACAAATCGTCTTGCTGGAGATGAGTTCTAAGAAGATTCATCCCAAGATGTTTAAGCAAGTTGCAGACAAAAGACTCATAGACGTCTTAAGAACCGAGACAGGCTACCGCACTCGTGGAAGCGAGGAATACGTAAGAAAAGTTAAGAACGCAAAAAACCCAGTCAACATGGGTCCGGAGATCCCGTACTTTCAACGCCTCCTGGTAAGTCCTGCCTACTCCGGATACTGCCAAACTAAATACACAGAGGAGGCCATCAAAAATTTGCAGGCCTCTCCAAAGGTAAAACAGATGCTTCTGCTGTATGTATTTAAAGGCATGACTCTAACTCAAATAGGTCGCATGTACGGAATTCAGAGTTCGTGCGTACACACGACGTTTAGGAATCTCGCCAAGAGCAGCGGTGTAGAGTTGTACTTCGATATCCCTAATCTAAAGAGGCAGTAGTAGCATGGCATACAAGCGTGAACCTAAGTCCATTGAGCAGCTCTTTTCCCAGACTGTACTTACCACTGGAGATGTAGCTCAACTATGCAGAGTATCGTCTCGCACAGTCACCGGCTGGCTGGAACACGGAAAACTGAAGGGACATGTAATTCCTTCTGGGGCCAAGAATCCGCATAGACGTGTTGATCTTGCGGAGCTACTGCGGTTTATGGAATTACATAGGTTCCCTATTCCAGAAGCTGCAAAAATCTGCGACGTTGCCAGCAAAATAAAAGATGCTAATTATGAGCGTCTTGAACAACTCATTAAAATTGCCTGGGATGCCCTTGGAATCGGTAACTGCACTGTGTCCCTGCAGGACAAATCCGTAAAAATTGACCACGCTCGCAGAGAGCAATTCTTGCAAGCTTACGAGGACTGGAAAGTAGCAACCGGAGAAATAAATGCCATTAAACGAGACAAACTTAGAGCTCTTATTAGACGAACTACAGCATCTAGAGGAAGTCGAACGGTACCTGGGAGAGGGGCGGAATGCCAGAGCATTTCGGAAAGCCATCGACACTTTGACCGCAATGAATCAGGAGCTGATTCGCCTTCGCAATCGCAAGAAAGAGGAGACAAATGACAAGAGCGGAGCTGATTGAAAAGCTGAGAGAGTCCCGGACGTGGACTCCGGATAACTGGGCTCAGATGTCTTTGGAGTCGGCCCATCTCATGATGGACGCCGCTCAGATGTTGTCCCGGTCGGACTACAGCAGTAACTCCACTATACAGCAGCTGGAACAGGAGGCAGTCAATCTGCCTAAATTCTTAAAAGACTTACTGCTGCGGGCTGTGGACGAGCTGCGGGTATCGCATGCTGCCTGGCGTGAAGCAGAGGGGGAAATTGTCTCCTTGGAAAGAACAGTGATGCGAGTAGAGCACCAATACGACGTAATCCTGGCCCAGCGGGACCTGGCACGGCGCGAGGTCTGCGCTCATCGAGCAGCCTGCATACAGGACAAGAAACCAGAGGATATTGCAGATGCGCTGCAATGGGATTGCTTCAAACAGGAGACGAGATGAGTAACGACATTGACATCGTAGATCGTCTACGTATATCGTGGACGTCCATGACTGACAAGCAGAACGACGAACGAGCTGAAGCGGCCAATGAGATTGAACGCCTTCGCTGGGAAGTCTGTGAGCTTTCTGGCAATGGCTCGATAGACTCAGCTACGCGAGAAGCAGTAGAGAGAGGCTGGAATTGCTTCCAACAGGAGGACACCAAGTGATCCGGGTACCATACATGAAACTGAATCCGCATCTGCCGAAGATCATCGAAACGCTGCGGGAGAACGAAGATCATTTGCACCCAAAAGCTATCCGAGGAGCCGTGGATGAACTGGAGTACATGGCAAGACGTATCGATGCACTTGAACAGTTGGCGGAACGCCTCACCACCGAACGTGACGATGCGCGGCGTCAGTATTGCCGTGGATTTACCGACTTTTGCCCTAATCCCAAGCATGACCATCTGAGTCTTGAACAGGCAGCAAGGCGGGTGGCAAAGGACTTCGGTTGGGACTGCTTCAAGGAGAATTCTTGAGTCCTAAGAAAAAGAAGGTTGCTAAGCCTCATCCTTTACGCACTGAGCATATATTTGCCAGAGCTGTGGAGGAGTTTGATGGCAGGCGTACAATCAGGCTTACTGATTGCGGTAGGATCTACGACTCGGGGTGTAGTATTCCCAGCATCTCTGAAATGGAGCGACTATGTCTATGGATGAGCAAGGCCAGAGCCTGGAGAAACAGTCGGCGTACATAAAGGATCTGGAGACGCGGATACGATATGCCTCTATGCTCTTGGCTGACTGGGACGGTTACTACAATCCCGATACCAAAACCGGCAACACAGAAAAACTAGCAGAGCTTGTTGAGGAAGCATTCCGATACCTGCAGGGTAGAAGCTGGCGAGATCCGCCAAAGGACACACCGTGCCAAAACACTGGGACGTAATCCTGGAGGTCCGCTACGCCACCAAACGTGACGACCTACCTCCGGAGATAATCGAACTTCTGTCCGCAACCTATGCGGAAATGTCTCGCATGGAGGCAGAAATTCGTAAGCTAAATGCTCAGATAAGGAGTAAAGAGGAGGAGCATGCAATCCGAACCCAAGAAGATAAGAGCTAGGGACATTAAACCCTATTACTGGGGTATGAACTGCTTCCTAGGAGAATCAAAGACTCCGACGCTTATCCAGATAGTAAACATGAAGTGGGACGATCTGGACTACAACAAGCTTTGGATAATGCTGGAAACTCACAACTACGTCTCGGTCGATGCGGACGAAGAACTAGAAGTGTACCCAATGGAGGTCAACGAGTTCTATCTGTACGAAGGTGACTCTCGCCGCACGTTCCAACTTCCACCTCCTCCGTCTAACGAGGAGACGCTGCTTAACCGGCTGACCAAAGAGACCAACAGACTTAAGAAAACAGATCCCAAGCTGTCTGCTCTATTGGTTGAGCTCCGAAAGGTGCTCTACCAAAAAGAAAAAGCAATAGTAGATATGGGCATTTTGCTCAACGACCTCATTCACGGAAAAGTAGATGTCAAACGATCCTAGAACTTGGAACTACCGTCTGGTCAAGTCCAACACGGGCATTATTGGAATCTTCGAGGTCTACTACGACAGCGAAGGCAATCCTCGTGCATGTACTACGCACCCTGCTCAAGTCATGGGTGAGACCGTAGAAGAAATACTTAGAATTGTAAGAAACATGGAGCAGGCGGCCGACAAGCCCGTACTGCCCATGGCGCTGTTCGAAGCCGACCGAGAGTCCGCTATTGCCAGAATCATGCAGCTGGACGAAGAGCTTGAGGGAAGCTGATGTCAAACCCGTTCGAAACTGAAGACATCTCTAAAGTCATGAAGCGCCTTGCTGACTTAGAGGATCGAATTCACGGAACTCCTTTTAAGGCAAACATTTACAGGCGAGCTCATGACAAGATTGAGCAGCTTAAAAGATATATAGAGGAGCTGGAGGGCGAAAAAATAGGATATAAAAGGTGCGGTCTTTGTGGCTGCATGGATGTTCCCGTAAATAGCCACAATGATTGTTCGATATGCGCCAAGCAGCAATATGCAGACTGACAGTCTACAGAATAAATACTTACAAGTTAAAATCAAAACATAGGAGCCACTATGTCCAGATTCTTGTTAGTTCTTGTTCTAGGCCTGTCTGCGTGCTGTAGTCCCAAGCTGTCGGAGCTCAGCGCTCCAACTCCAATTATTGTCTCTAGTGAGCCAACAGCGGAGCCGGAGACAGTGGTTACTTCGGAGCAGAACTCGGCAGAGCTCATGCCTGCAGTAGTCGAACCAATCGAGACAACTCCAGTAAACTGGTTGGCTACCATGTATCCGATAGCCATCCTGGTCTTTGCTGGATCTCTGATTCTGTTTTACTTTCAACGCAAGATCAGGGTAAAACCCTGAGGACTACCCATGAAACCCTTCAGCTCGTTCTGGGTATATCTAGGCAATCTTCGCTGGAGGTTTCGGTTTGTACGCAGCAGCGAGATACCAAACGACCGCTGGGCTGACTGCAGCCCTCCGGACGACCCCAAGAGAGGCATCAGAGTCAGACAAGTATTGCGGGGCAAGGCCCGACTGGAGACCATACTCCATGAGGCTTTGCACGCACAGTGGCCCGAGGACTCAGAGGAAACAATCAGCCGTCACGGCAAGGAGCTGGCGCAGCTCCTGTGGAAGTGCGGCTACAGACAAATAGAGGACGACGAATGAGCAGCAAGGCAACAATCTGTATGTTTGAAAGCCAGATTCCAGGAGGAGTGCGGTTGCACATGTACAGCCAGTGCTTCAGCGACATGGTTTCTCTGGACGTGAATTTTGGCCTGGATCTGCAGATGAGCGTATCCCTGCCATTGCCATTTGTTCTGGAGATGGCTCGTCGACTACAGGACCACGTGAGGCCTATTGAAGATTTGCTGGAAGCGTCGGAGCCCGAACTCGAGGTTCGTGCAAAGCTTGCAGCAATGCGGATGAGGAGCTCCAAGATGTTCGACCTTTCTCACATGTCCTTGGAGGAGCTCGAGCATGACGAGCTGCAGCGACTCAAGGATCTTCGAGAGGAATACAGAAGGGCGCTGAATGGATGAGCATGTTTCGCATCGGATATGCAAAGAGATGTCTAGATACGGCCGGCCCAGATACGAAACCTACTTGGGAGTAGGTAAATACCTGTTGGAAGGCCACAGCACATTCAGTAGATTCAGCGGACCTGCTCCATCCGATGTGATAGAGCTAGGCCTAAGCCCAGACTGTATAGCCATGGTGGATTTCGAAGGAGGCCCAGACCTCCACGTTACCTCCTACTACTATCCGGGCCTTCCTGGTAAAAGGACCAGAGGACGTTTTAAAATCATTGAGTTGGAAATGCCACAAGAGCTACAGAAGGAAAATTGGCTCGCCGTGGTAATTCACACGAAAGAACAAAGATGAGAAGCACGTTATTAGTCGAACTGAAGGAAGTCTGCAAGAAGTACTCCCTGTCCCCAGAGGACCAGGAGTTACTGGCCAAGGAGGCTGTTCAGGCAGTACAGCACAATCTGCACTTCTCGGATCCAGAGTCGCTGCAGGAGGAGATCAAGGCCTTGACCGAGGTCATTGATCTGCTTCAGCAGGATGTCGAGAAGCTCATGCACCGAATGGAACAGGATCGCGAAAAGCTGAACGAGAGCGAGGCTCGTCTCAAGCACATCAAGGAAACTGTCGAAGCTTTTTTCACAGCACAACTTGACCGCCGTCCGGTCATCGATTAAGCTCCCGCACATGGCTCAAGCAGATAACTTCGATTCCAAAGCTGTATACGACCCCCGAGATCCTCACATCTACCGGAGGCTATACGCTCAAGTCCTGACTCAGACCATCGCCGCTAAGCTGCATCAGCAGTGGTGCGAATGGGCCATGAGCATGATTGACCAAGGCTACATCGTTTCTACCGAGGTAGAAAATCTGATGAAGTTGTTTGTACCATTTCAGAATCTAAATCCCGAGGATCAGCACAACCACATGGTTCGTGCGGATCAGATAGTCTCGGAATTTATAAACTGGAAGATGGTAGATCAGGCCCTCAAGAAGGGCGGCCCCAAGAGAGGTGTTCACAATGCCTGAAGTGCCGATCAATCAAAGTACTCCACTAAGCGCCTTTGGCGCAAAGCTGTACTTTTACGATAACCAGGGCGTAGATCTCAGCCCCTACAAGAACCTGTCCAAGGCTCCTGTAGACAAGGCTGAGATCTACGGTCAGACACTGGAAGACCTGCTTACTCAGTATTCCATTGTGAACCAGTTGTTCGGATCGGTGGACTTACTTCGAGTGGCTTTGGAGCGAGACGATAACTCCAAGGTCTCCGGCGAGGATCAGGAAGTTCTTTCCAATATCCAGCGCACGATCGACATTCTGCACGAAGTGATTGTCGAGAAGTTTGCACCCAGACCCAGATGACCGCCATATTCAGAGACATGGAGCTGGATCTTGTTTGCAAGGATCCCAGAATACATAGGTTTATAGAGCAGGCCTTGCCGGCGTGCTTGGATATCCCTAGAACTAAAAAACATGTATCTCTGATTATCAGAAAAGGTCGGTTGCTGGCTATGGGTACAAATGCTTTTAAAGGGCATCCCATAGCCAGTAAGATCGGCTACCGCTTCGGAGAGCAGCACAGTGAATTAAATGCATTTCTTAAATGCTCGCACAAAGATAAACTTACGCTGATTAATATTCGTTTTAATAAAAACGAACAAATGCGTATGGCTAGACCTTGTGCATTGTGCTTGCCCTGGTGTTCAGCTCTTTTTGATGAAATATACTATACTTGTCCGGACGGCTATGTGCGTCAGCTTGACAGCAATGTCCAGTTAGCGCATAATTCTGCCGTAGGACTGGTGTTACCCGGTCATGCAGGCTCCGCCTAGGAGCTTTTTTAGCTATCAGTTGTTACTCCACTGTCCTTTTGGTACAATCCGCTTTTCAAGATCACTCTAGGAGACCTTACTTATGGGTTCATTTACTTCAAACGTAGCGCTTCAAATCATGCGAGCAGTGTTTCCCAGCTCTACTACAGCACTAGCTCCAATAACAGCTACTACTACTACTGCAGCAAACTTTAGAATCTACAATAGCCATGTTGCTGCAGGAAGCCAATGGGGTATTTTTTCTGCAGGGGCTAACGTAGTTCACACGTGCCATCTTGTATTTGGAAGTGTTGCAGCAACCGGTGCTAACATTGCTGCTAATAATCTTAACGATTCAAACTTTCAAGGAACTCCTTCGTTAGGCACTATTTCTGGCTCTTTTGCTAACGTTGGCGGAACCCCCTCTTTTGGAACAGGTGCTGCTGGTAACTACTTTGGATACACTGGAAAGGCAATGGTTGCTAGCGGCGGCACTACTCACACTTGGCAAGGTTGGTCACTATCGGAAACTAGTAGTAAAGGCCAGGCGCAAAGCAATCTTCAAATTGGATTCCCTGCATTGGGAGCTACTTCAGGAGCTATGAGTGTTTATGGCTTTGTAATTACTGCTCAGGGAACTGATGCTGCTCCTAGCGCCACTAATCCTGCCAGTCAGCTTGTGGCCAGTAATAACGGCGGAGCTCCATTAATTATTGCTTATGGAGATTTGTCTGCCTCTAGATTGTTGAACGAAGGCGACACTCCCGTATTTGCAACGCAAGCAATCACCATTACGCTTGAGTAATACCAATGTCTTTAGACCTGTCCAAGGTGCTGGAATTGCTTACGGCCTTGGCGGCTGGAGGAATCCTCACCATGGTGGTCAAAGCGCTGGTAGACAAGAATAAGACCAAGGCTGAGGCAAAGAAGATTGCCGTCGAAGGAGAAATATCTCTCGTTGAGATGGCAATGAAAATGACGGATAAGCTTCAGAACTCTCTTAAGAGCCTAGAGGATAAGACTGAAGATCTTGCTCGTAAAAACTTGAAATTGGAACACGAACTGTCTGAACTACGTCTCTCTAATATAAATCTTTTGCGTGAAATAGAAGCCCTTAAAAGACAAAACGACGATCTTGAAAGAACCTGTAGTGTCTTAATTAAGGAAAACAATCACCTAAGAGTTGAGTTAGAGAACTGCATCAAAAAGGAAGTATAAATATGGAACTATTTTTCTCTTCGTTTCTCGGCACCGTTTTCTACACCGCAATGGTTTTCGTAGCCGGCGCACTGATCGGCAAGCCTCTTTGGGACTGGGTTGCACCCAAGCTTCCCTGGAATAAGAAGTAACTAGAGAGTTCTGGAAATTCCAGCTATAATAGGGCCGTCTGAAGAGACGGCCCTATACTTTTAGAAAGCCCTATATGGCTAAGAAAAAGAGAAACAACATGAATGAAGATACAGCTCCAGAGCCTACTCCTGAGCACGTTGTAGAAGTTGTTGAGTCTGCCTCAGTTGAGCCTGAGGCTGCTCATCTACCTGAACCTGCTGTAGAAGCCCCTATTGTTGTTGAGGAGCCTGCTGCTCAACCTCTCGATAAAAACGCTGGTAAGACAGTACCTACCGCATTCTAAGGTGTGTTTAAATGCCTACGGTCTATCTAGGCGTAAACCGAGACTACTCTTCGTCCGGCATAACATCTCAGGGATCTATTGATTCTACCTCAGGAGGACCTCTTGGGCAGATTCAGCCCTGTCCTGGAGTTTTTCCATGCCTCATCGCAGCGAAGAGTTCTGTGAGAGGAAACTCCGCAGTCACTGTAGATTCTGTATATGCCGGACCAAACCATCTGGTCATAAGAGAGTTTCTACACGACAGTATTCCTAGTGCTGGCAACAGAGTACGCGTTGAGGCCAGAAATAGAAACGTAAAGGTTGTAGGCGGTACGTATATAGAGGGCTTTGCAACACCTAACCCCATCTTAAAACCATATTATGTAGACGGCGTTGTTCTTAATAGTATCTCTTTAAATGGCTTGCCTGCAGAGCTCTCGACCTCAAACGTATCGCCTGTGTTTGCCCTCAATATTGGCGGGACTGCCAATAATCCAAACGATCCTTTAAATTACGTTTTTAAAAAGGACGGATTTACTTATAACTTTGGTTCTGCGCAACTGTCCGAACGCCTAAATGCCCTTTGGACATCTTCTGTAGTTGGGAGTGTGCCTGTAAGTTTCAGCGCCTCTGGGATCAGTATACCAAGCGCAGGCAGCGGCTATGCGTACTTATTGGCTGATGTTAGTTCAAGCAAACTCCCATACTATACACCCGTTGTAGTCAAGTATCCGACAATAGTCGGTAATCAGGTATCTGATCTTGATGAGTTTGGGGGTAACTACCTTGAGAGACACAGAAGATCTTTGGCCATGTTGCAGGCCTCTACCAACGCTCCAACTTTAGGTGGATTTAATGCCACTACCGGAGCTATGTCTGCTTCTGCATTTGGCACTCAGACAACGCCTAATTACGTTAGATCGTTTGCAGCTCTATCTACTCAGACGGACAGCTATGGCGAGTTTTCTTTTGTAGGTACTAAAGGTAACTACACGGCCTTCATAGGTATGTTTGGAAGCGCAGCCAATGTAGCTCCCGGTACAGACTGGCCGACATATTTCTTTCACTCGTATCTTGCCTATGGCTCCCCCCTTAAAGATAATGCGGCATGTAAGCCGTCTTTGTTTTTTAATAGCAACTGGACTAGCGTAAAGACTGACCAATCTGTAGTTACGGCAAGTAATGCTTTTTGGAGCGCAGCATATCCACAGGGATTAAGATCCAGCCGATACGAAGACGTAAAGGCAATGCAGTACGGCTATGTGTTTTTAAATAAAGACACAAAGCATCTCGAGTTTATGTTCACAGCCCACGCAGATCCGACAATACAATCGGGCGAATCTCAGGTCATAAACAAGATAATGCATGCTCCTCCCAGGAGTGCAGACTTTATTCCTGCCTCTAACATGTTGCTGGGAGTAGACCCTCGTACTTCCACTACTTCGTCATCGCTATACAATACCTCTACCGCCAGTGTAAAAACTGCCTTTGTAAGCGATCAGATTTTACATGGAGGTGGAGGGCACGTTATGGCCCTAGGTACTTTCAACGGCGCCATAGTTACTGGAGGAAAGGTTGTAGTCTGGGGCAGCAATAGATGGGGTCAGTTGATACTGCCTGACCCAATGCGCGATGTAAACGTAACAATTTCAGACGTGGCGGTATCTAACTCGCCGCCAGTATTACCGCAGTCCGGTTGGAGCTATATACACCACGGTGTGTACTCGGATGAAGTAGCTGAACTCCAGGCTAGAAGG